GTATATAAAGAGATGCTTAAGATAGTAGCAGGTAAGACTAGCTTTGAAGAAATTAAAGCAGAGTTAGCTAAAGCTGCAAAGTTAAAACCACATTTAAGAAATGTAATGAGGTTTGTAAATAAGCTTACAGGGCAAGAAGCTGCTTTATTTTATAGTGGATTTGCTCTTATCAATACAGAGTTTGTAATGCTAAGAAGCAGAACTGTTGGAGAAGTATTACATGTAGATGTTATAAACCCTAACAGAAAAGATGCTATAACTAACACTGTAGATAAATGGAAGTTAAACTTAACTACTCGTGAAGAAGAAAACCCACGAGCTTTATATAGAGAAGTTCCTAAACTAGATAGCAATAATAATCCGGTACTAGAAGAAGGGGAACAAGTTTATCACTTAGTTCCTATAAAAGAGAAGCTAGTTAAAGCTCAGCAGTTGATGAGAAACCTAGAGAATCTTGTACTAAAAAGCAGAAGTAAAGAAGCTATTCCAGTAGCTACAGAAGATGGGTCTATAAGTGAAATAACTGCATCTATAGCAGAACTTATGTGGCTACTAGGCATGAATATAGGAGATAGTGTAAATATCTCAGATACTCAACTAGCAATACAAAATATAATTAACAATGGTACTACTATATTAGATCCATCAAATAAGTATGTAGAATTAAAAGGAGGGCAATTAGCTAACTCACTTGTTTATAACTTATCTAGACTTTTAAAGCTTGTAGGAAACTTTGGGCAAAAGGATGGAAGTGCATTTGGATTCTTAGATGTTGTAACCCCTAAGCCAGATTATATAAGTCTTAATAGAAATCTTACAACTTCAATTGCTGAGTTATTTGGCCCACTCCTATCATCAGTAGGAGAATCTTATGTGTCTGCTAATGGACAGTCTACCTATCCAATCAACTTGGCTACTCACATGTCTGACATAGTAAATGTTTTAAAAAACGGTGGTGAAGCAGGTAATGCAGCTCTAACTGAATACTTACAAGATCCATTTATAAATGGTGGTAGCAATGAGCATATGAGTATTTTATTCAAATACTTAAAACAATCTCCAGAGTTCAGAAGACAATTTAACACACAAGATTTTGATGCTGCTAAAGGATTATCGGAATTTGAAGAAGCTTTAATGTACGAAGACTTTTCAAAGTCAGATGTTTTAGTTACTACAATCAATGCATTTATTAATGGTAACTCAAATAGTCCTACTTGTTTAATAGCTATACCAACACAGTCAGACCGTAACAAGTATACATTTATAGTTGTACCAAGAGTTTTATCAGGGGCATTTGGAATTAAATCTACTGAAAGTACTCTTATTAAATCTCAGATAATACAAGACTTACTTAGAATTGCTAAAGCTAAAAAAGTCGTAGAGGATGCTCAAATAAGTGGAGACTACAGTAATCTTATAGAAGGAGTACATACTGCTCCAGGTAATAGCTCAGCAATTATAGATAAGACTTCTAAAAAATATTATGGTACTGCATTCAGTGATAAGTCTTTACAGTTTACTGCTACTAATGATGCAGGATTACAAATTGTAACTGATGCAGTAATTGGTAAAGATACTTTAAATCCTAATGGGGTAGTTCAGTTAAGTGATCAAATAGAGAAGTATGTAAAAGGAGAGTTGAATGCTGCTGAAAAATCTTTAATAGACAGTAAGATTAACAATATGGTTAATGAGATGTCTATATATATTGGTAAACAAGCAGATGCTATCTACAATACATTAAAGAAAGATGGGAAGCTAGGAGAGATTGGAGTAGGAAATATAAGTGCTAGCTCAGATCCAGAAGCTGGTAAGAATATTTACAGAGGGTTTGTTGTTACAAACATGATAATGAGAAATGAAATAGTAAAACTATTCCGTGGAAGTAGAGCTAACAATAAAAACTTAGAAGATTTCTATAAACGTATGGGTCACTTAACTACTCCTGGTGTTAAGATGGCTATGAAGGGAGAAGTTGGATCAGAAAGTTGGTTAAATGGTGAAGAGTACGGTATGATGCCTAACTTTACTGAAACAACTTTCTACGACCCTAAATTAAATATTACACCAGCTTTAGAAGAGCAGGCACATATGACTGCTAATAATATAGCTAATGGTCTTGTTAGAAATGTACTTAGAAATGCTGGATTAAATACTAATGTAGCAATAGAGTACTCTAGCAGTGAACAAGTTGTAAGAGTAGATAATGGGGTTACAATTCTTAACAGCCGTCTAGCAGACAGTGAGGAGATGGGTGTAGCTTTAGAGAGGTTATTCCCACAAGTTAAAGATCTTGTTGCTAAATCTGTAAGTATAGGAAATGAATATCGTCCTGGTAGATTCGACGGTAATGATGGTCAGGCCTACATTAGTTTAGATATGCATAGATCTATTCAACAAGGATTAGGTCAATGGGAGCAGGAAGATGAAGAAGCTTATAAAGCTTATCAAACTACTGGAGAATTTGTATATCAAGAAGGGTTTGTTCCTAAAGATTTTAAAGTTGGAGATGCAGTCCCAATCAAACCATACAAACCTTACTTTGAAGATTTATTCTATAATCAAGCAACTGGTGCAATGAATGTAGTTTCAGAAAAGAATCACTACTCAGTTGTAATTAGAAGCTATGCTAAGAATCACCCACAACTTTCGGACCTTCTAGATAGAATGGAAGGTAGAGGAGCTTATGCAGGTATGGATAAAATACATGTAGTGAACTTTGGATCAGGTAAAAAGATGGGTAAAAGAGGTATGCATAAAATAACTGGACAACCTGGAGAGTATGCAAACATCTCATATAACTCAAATAGATCTTCAAAGTTAAGATTCCCTCAGACTATACCTTCTATGAAGTCTAGTCAAACTGTTACATTCAACAGACAGATTAAGAAGAACATGATATCTAATGTTAAAGATATTACTACCTATACTTATAATGCAGGTCTTGCATCAGAGTTTAATATAGATGGTAGGAATATGAAGATTACTTATCACAGAGCAATTGAAGAAAAACTGAAGAGAGATTTAGAAGCTGCTGAAAAAGAATTGTCTATAGATAAATTAAGAGAAGCAGCTGTTCTTAGAGAAGATAACCCACAGAACTATAATAAACTTAAACTTGAAATACTTAAGAATGTAAGAGAAATCTTGATGGCTCAAATTCAAGACGGTAATCTTACATCAAACTATAGTAATGCTTTAGATATAGTATTTACTCCAACTGGTGAACCTAGATTCTCTATTCCTATAGACCTACCTATATTTAATAAAAAGTATGAGTCAATACTTTTATCTATATTCAACAATCAAGTATTTAAGCAAAAGCTTAAAGGGTTTGAAGCAGTACAGGTAGCAGAGTTAGGTGGTCACTCTACCGACAATGCATTAAACTTCTTGCAGATTTCTGAAGATGGTAGAAGAGTAATTCATGCAGATGTAATGATCCGTGAGGATGTAGCTCGTAGATTTGGAATAGAACCTGGGCAATCCTTAGATGCTGTACCAGAAGAACTAAGACGTATCATTGGCTATCGTATCCCGAATGCTGATAAAGGAGCTACAGTTATTTTAAAGATTGCTAAAGTTCTCCCAAACAATTATGAAAAAGCTGTAGTCATACCTGGTCAGTTAATCAAGTTGATGGGATCTGACTTTGACGTCGATAAATTAAATCTTCTATTCCCAGAAGTAGAAGAAGATCTTAATAGTCCATTTGGGGTTAGAAAAGTAAATGTAGATTATGCAGCCATAATGCAGAATCCTGACATCATGAGTGATCCAAATATTGTATCAAATAAAATGTTGAACAATATAATTACAGATACAATAGAAGCTGTATATGCAAATCCTGCTCACTTATTTGAGGTATTCACTCCACTTGATGATGTAACATTATCAGATGAAGCTGAACGTATAGCAAAAGCTATTCCTGAATTAGCAGCAGCTTCTGACTGGAATTCTTGGGAGACAGAGGCAGATACAATTGTTAAGAATATTCGTGGTAATAAATTACGTGGTATATATGCAAACATAATTGCAGGACGTAACGTTGCTATGCACGGTGTTATACATGTAAATAAAGATTATGCTATTAAGATACAAGAAGATGATGGAAATGTTACAGAGTATATAGAATACTTAAGTGAATTTGATGGAGTAACAACAGATAAAACTGGAGCTCTATTCCTGTCAGCTGCTGTAGATGCATCTAAAACTCCTGTACAAAAAGAGCTTAATGACTCTGTACTAACATCTAGAATACGTGCAATGTTTCTAGCATTCTATCCAGAATACAATAGCAGTACTTGTACAAACTTTTTAAACCAACCTATAATCAGAGAGCTTACTACTTTATTTGAAACTAAGTATAGTGGTAACTTAATGAAATTTAATAAAGCTTATAAAGCTATCTTTAAATCGTATAAAGCAGAAACCTTACTTCCAGCTGAAGATCCAAACTATACTATTCCGATGAAGAGATCTGAAATAAATAATCTTTCTTCAGAGAATAGAGATAAAGCTCAACAGGCTATTATGCTTCATAATTTCAATATGCTTTATAATGCAGGAAGATCTCTACTTTCACTATATAAAAGAATTACACCAGACTCTATGGATGGTATGAATCGTATAGGTGGAATACAATCTTACAATGATAAAGCTGCTGAATATGATGTAACCTTAGAGGATGATAATGTACCTATAAATAATACTACTATATTCTTTGGAGCAGATAAAACTGTGAACGTAGTTGATCAGTTTATTGGTGAAAATTCTATATATGGTTTAGAACGTGGATACGAAAACCTTAAAAACTCTATCATGGAGAACTCTGGTATATTCTTCCCGTCTCGTACATCACCAGCATTTATGGCATTCAAAGAAAAATTGAAACTAAATACTAGTAAAAATCAGTTTACAGCTGAGATGCATCAACTTATAGACTATAACTTAATGTTTATGATGTTGATGAAACCAGAATCACCTTTCTTCAGAAATGTTAGCTATACAGAATTGTATAAAGATCCAAAAAATAATATCTATACAAGACTAGTAGAATTAAAGAAGAAGTACCTAGGTTTAGGTGCAGCTAAGTTCTTATCTGGATTTGAATCAGACTTCTTACCAGAGAGTAATTACTACGGACTTAAGTTAGATACTTCTACTGCAGGAGAAAGAAGTGAGAAAGAGCAATTTATAAATGGATTACGAGCCATGCTGTTTAATCCTATAGTATTTATATCTGCCCCTAATAGTGAAAAAGTTGTTGGACCAGATGGAAAATACAGCCCAGAGATGGAAGGGAAGATTAAGGAGATAAAGAAATTAGGTAGAGATTTATTAATGCATACATTCTTAACTAATGGATTTAGACAAAGTTCTGATTCATACTCAGACATGTTACCTGAAGATTTCTTTACCACTCCTATGGATGTAGATGGTAAGAAGGTAAGTATTGCAGATTTCTTCTATGCTGAAAGAGAGAAGTTAAATGATGCTACATACTTTAGTGGGGATGACTTAGTTAACTATATGACTATGTTTGGAAAGATGAGAGCTGGAGGAGCCGGACTACTAAATTCTGCCAGCAGTTCTAGTTTAAATCAGAATTTACCACCATTAGCTTTTAGTGATCACCACGAAAAGTATATAGTTGTTAAAAACAAAGCTACAAAAGCTACGGCTGTTTATCAGAAGACTGTATTCTCAGAAGGTAAATCTCACTATGTTGGATTAAAAGGTTCATATGCTGCTAAAGGTGCTCACAAATTATACGGTTCAGGTATTGCATGGGTATTAAAAAACCCTAACAATGTCAATATAGAGACATCAGCAATATATACCCCAGACATGGATAAATCTAGAGCATCAAACCTAGATGAAACTGGAACTGTAAGTTGTTCACTATAATACGTATATTTGCAATATGGCTTGTTACTTTTTAAAAATAGATAAAAACGGACAGATTCGACAGTCACCTGTTCACACTAGAGTTATTCAATACCTTGATAATAAGATACGTAATAACGAACAGATCTTAGGGACAGATGTCCAATCTATACTTGTAGATGCAGGTATAATGGGATTGTTTGTATCTAAAGTAAATATATCAGATGGGTTAGATAACATTCAAGATATAGTAGAACTCAATGCTATTTTAGAATTTAACTATGGAGCCAAAGGATCTGCAATAAGATTAACTCCTGTAGAAGGAAAGAGAGGATTGGAGATAATAGCTCAGATAGATGAGAATGTATTGAATCAAATCTCTCCTGTTGCTGCTCCTACATTCTCTTCTGAGAGATATGCATATGAATTTGCTATGGAGCAGAAGATAAGAAGTGAAGGATGGATAAGCCCTGTCATACAATATACAGGAGATCCAAGAGTAAAAGTCATAGCTGATCCACAAGCTATTGTAAAAATGCCAAATGAGGTAGCAAGGAATACTAAACCAGTATTCAACCCATCTCTACTTGACATTGCAATAGAAGAATCAAAAGTTACTAAAGAAAGAGTAGCAAGTATTCTAGCTAGATTGGAGCAAGATGCAAAAGATAGTAGAGTAATCGATGCTAATGAAACAAGAGTAGCTATAGATGATATATCTGGACAGATAAATAAAATGAAGACAGCTTTCGAAAAGGCTGGAGTACCTGTGCAGATAGATATAGATACAGATTTAGAAGTAAAAGGTAGAGTTATTAACGAAAAGGGTAAGATATTAACAATCAAGTTAAACCCTGTGTTAATGACTGAAGATACTCACATCCATGAGTTTGCACATATATTAATAGACTTACTTGGTGAGGATAACCCAGTAGTAGCAAGAGCTTTAAAAGAAGTAAGAAACACTAATCTTTACGATAAGGTAAGAGAAAAATACCCTGAGTTAGATCCTAAGCAATTAGATTTTGAAGTACTAGTTACAGCTATAGGTTTGGCAGGTGCTAAGTTTAATAGAAATAACCCAAACAAATTACAACAACTTGTAAATAGATTGCTAAGAGCATTGAGTAAAGTGTTTGGATTAGAGTCAAATACATCAGCTGTAGAAGAACTTGCCCAAAGCTTGCTACAAGGTAGAATAGATAAAAGCATGTTTGAGGGTAAAACTATTAGCTTTTTAATGGCAGATAGTAAGCAAAGTGTAGATGAGAATAAAAAGAAGTTTGAAGAAATCCTTCAAGATTCTCGTATAGCCATTGAAGAGTCTATTGCTAAGATTAAACGTAAAGGAGAGAGTGCAGATTTAAAAGCTGCTGCACGTCTAGAAGTATTGCAAAAAAGATTAGAGACTGCTAAAGAAGTAGAAGATTTTAAAGAGTTTATTGAGTACGGATTTCATTTAGCTAATAGAGCTAAAGATGTTATTAATGATGTATTCGAGCAGTACTCAGAAAATCCAGAGATGCTTTCTGGTGAGCAGAGATTAGAAATGATGCATAAACTACAAACTGTTGGAGAATATGTATCAGATTTCTTTGGGGCTAAAGATCCTAGAAATAGTGTTATGGGTAAAATCCATGATTTGATAGACTACAAAGTAAGTATGCTAGAAGGATCTGAGGATATAGAAAGTAATCCAGAGTTCTTAAAGTTAACAGCTATTGAGCAAAAGATATCTAAAGCTGTAATGAACATGAATAAGGTAGCAAACAAGTATACAAAAGCTGGTATACCTATTCTAGTGGATCTTCTTATGGAGTACAATAGACCTGAGATTAATGATCAGATTGACAATGCTATAGAGAATATAAAAAATAATCAGAGGCTTATTGCAATTGAACAAGATGCTGAGTATTTTGAAATTAAAAGATTACAGAAAGAAAAAAAATATAGTTCTGATAAAGATGAGAATGATAGAAAAGCTTTTGAAGCTTTACTTGCTTTGAATATGGAGCAGCTTGCAAATAAAAAGATAACTAGACAAACTTTAATAAGGGAACTTACTGAAGCTCAAAAAGATAAGTCTGCATTTAGTTATTTAGTAGACCCAATTATTTACTCATCTCAAGTAGGGTTACAGATGTTTGCAACTATGCTTAAGGATAAAATGTATCAAGCTAATGATGATACTAGAGAAGATATATCTAAAATATCAAAAGCTTATCAAGCATATGAGAAGATTATGGGTTTAGGAATAGACCCAAACAAATTTAATGAGAAAATATTAGAAGTACATAGCTACAGAGTCTTCAATCATGAGACTGGTAAGATGGAAGATATGAGAGTACTTTCTTTTGTACAACCTTATGACGTAACAAGATATAAGAGTGAAGAGCAAAAGATGTATAATGATTTAGGGAAGACTCACAATAAGCCGGGAGAAACAGCTACAGATGAAGAATTCTCTAAATGGGCTAAAAGTTCAGAAGGGAAAGCTTACTACAAAGATGTAGCTAACTGGTACAAAAATAATTCTGTACCAAGTGAGTCTGCTAAAGCAGAACTTCAAAAGTTGTTGAATGAAAAGAGTGCTATTAAAAATCTTTTAGAGCAAGCTAAAAAGACTAAAAAAACAGATCTTATAGCTCACTATGAAATGGAGTTCAGTCTTATTAACTCTATGATTAGTAAGATATACGATCCAGTATATAAGCAATTCAAATACACAGCTGTTAGACCTAATGATAAATATGTAAATCCTAAATATGCTAATATGGATGCTGCATCTAAAGAATATCATGCAGCTTTATTAGACTTATATAAAGAAAAACAAAAAACATTAGGGAAAGGATCTAATCAAATTCGTAACTCTTGGGATACTTTTAGTTATATAGTCCCAGCTGTAAGATCTACGGGTTTAGAAAAGGTACAGAAAGACGGTGCATACAGTGCTGCTAGAGATGCAGTAAAGAATACTTTTGAATTCTTATCTACAGATACATCTTACGGTGATGCTATAAATGCTAATGGGGAATCTAGAAATAAAGTTATCCCTATATTCTATGTAAATCCTTTAGATGAATCCTTAACAAGTAGAGATATAGCCAGTACAATTGCTCAGTTCTCTGGTATGGCTAATATGTTTAAAAGAAAGTCTGAGATCAATAGTGCTGTTGTGATGATGAGAGATGTGATAGAGAATAGAAAACCTCTAGAAGTAAACTCTGCTAATATCCCAATAGTAAATAAAATAGGTAAGAGACTTGGGTTTGTTAAACATGAAACTAAAGAAGGAGTAGATAATAATTTTAAACATTTATCTGAGTGGATTGACTCAATCTTCTATGGTGAAAAAGATTTAAAAGAATCTCTTAACATATTTGGTAAAGAAATATCTGCAGCTAAAGTTGCTAACAAACTTGCTTCTTTTACTGCTTTAAATACATTAGCATTAAACTTATTACAATCAACTAATCAGTTCTTAATAGATAATGTAAGGTTAGTAGAAGAAGGTGTTGCTGGTCAATTTATGTCAAAGGAAAATTTAGCTTATGCTAAAAAGATGTATTATCTAAGTGCTAATGGTGGACTATCTACACTTAAAGATTTTGATTCCTTCTCCCCAGAAAGTAAAGTTGTACAAGCTATACAATATTTTGATGCATTAGGGGAATCATTAAGTATCTCAGAAACTAGACAGACTGGCCCTAAAGCACTCAGAGCTGTAAATGATATTCCTATGGGGCTTCAAAAAATAGCTGAACATGAAACAGCTGTTACAAGAATGTTTGGAGTACTTGATAGCTATAAAGGAAAACTCAAAGACAAGGATGGGAATGTAATTAAAAATGAACAAGGAGAAGATGCTAATCTTTGGGATGTGTTCATTAAAAATGAAGCTACAGGTTTATTTGAAATAGACCCTAGAGTAGCTAACGTAAAAAAGATAGAGGTAATCAATAGATTATCTGGACTGACTAAGAAAACAAACCAGATTAAAACTGACTTTGATAATGCTATGCTTCAAAGAAGAGCAGGGGGAAAACTTTTAATGCTCTTCCGTAGATACTTTGTACCAGCATTGAGAAGAAACTTTGGACACAACGGGCTTCGTGGAGGAGTTCATCGTGACTTAGAATTAGGTACTATATCAGAAGGTATGTTCTCTACATTTGGCAGGTATATAAAAGAAACATTTAGTAAGCAGGGTGGAAGAATGAATTTTGTATCTGTATATAAAATGATGGAAGACTTTGAGAAGCAGAACATGAAGAGAATGTCTGTTCAAATAGGATTCTTTATACTCTGCTCATTAATAATAATGTCTCTATCTGGAGATGACGATGATGATAATGGATATTGGGAATCGTTTATGTTATACCAAGCTTTACGTATGAATTCTGAATTAACACAATTCATCAACCCATCAGAATTCTTAAAGCTTGCATTATCCCCAACTGCTACTGCTCGTCCTTTACAAAGAGCTATAGATTTATTCCATCAAGTTTGGACTACAGGTATGGGACATCTTACTGGAGATCCAGATGGATTATATTATGAAAGAAGATCTGGTATCCATGAAAAAGGAGATAGTAAATTAATTGCAAAAGCAACTAAGCTTCTACCAATAATAGGTGGATTAGAAAAATCTTCTGATCCAGAAACAGCAGCAAGCTGGTTTGATTTAGGAGCTGGTAATACAAAATAGTAATACAAAAGGGCAATAAAAAAGGGGCTACTGCCCCTTCTTTATCTTTTTAGTATTAATAATCTTCAAGTTTATAATACCAACCCATATCATCGTACTCTACATGAAGATAGTTAGATCCTAGTACAACAATAAAGTATACATTACATCTTCTACCATCTTTATCAATACATGTCCAAATAGTTGATACACCATCTGATGCAGGTACTTCAGTTATAGGAAAATACTTCTGAAATATCTTAGAGTAAATCGTGATAACATTATCATCAGATATATGTACAGGAATCTCTAACCCAGTATCAAAAGATTTCCACTCAAGATCTTGTGAAGAATTTTCTCTAACCCCGATCTTTAAAGTTGTAGCTTTATAAGTAACTTGACCAAATGATGCTAAACTTAGTATCAGCAAAAATAAAATTAATAATTTTTTCATAAGATTTATTTTGGATCAGTAGTAGTTCCTACCGTAGTAGGATCTACATATACTGAATCATATTGATTAATAGTTTCTGGAAATTTAATAGCCTTAAATTCGTAATGCTGTTGCTTTAATTTTACTCTATGATCAGCTAAATATTTAATTAGCCCTATCGTACTTATCACAAGAAGAATTCCTATAATCCAATCAGCAATTAGATCATTCCTAGTATCCTTTTCCATCAGAATAAGTATAAGTAATTTTATCATATGTGCTTTTAGACTTCATTGATAATTTAAGCAGTACTAAGTAACCAATTAAATCTGATACAGAATCTTCTGATAAATCATTTATACCTTGATTCTTTATTCTAGATAGTTTGTCATCTATCCTAGAACAAATAGCATCAACAGGAGTATTCTGTGAAAAGATATTAATAGGCTCTAATGCAGCATTACCATATGCAGTGTTCTTACTAACTAGCATAGTTTGAATCTTACGTAATTCACTAATTACAGATTCTTCAAAATGGTTCTTGTCCATGGATTTGGTTTTCATAAATATTTAACTGAGTTTCAAAGTCTAAACTATCTGATTTCTCAGGTAGTTTAAACCAGTCAATAGGAGTAGCAACTATCTCATTTACTTTAATAAAATGATTGCACCCAATAAATTTAGCATTTCCTCCATATACCTCAGCAGCCGGATGAGAAGCTTTGAACATTATATGCTGCTTATCATGCATCATATTTGCTTCTTTAATTATATCCCCAAATGCTTGTTGAGCAAACTTACCCCATAGCAAGAATATAACTCCGTCTACTTGTTTACAGATTTCTTTAACAATACCTTTAGTAAACCACCCCCAATATTGCTCATGAGAATTAGGTCTTCCTTTAGTCACTGTTAAAGTAGTATTTAATAACAACACACCTTGTTTAGCTAGGTGTTCAAGAGTGTAATCAAATTCTATAGACTTGTCTTTGCTATCCACACCATGAGAATTGTATATCTCTTCTCGGATAACTCTCAGACTAGGATTAATTTTATTACCAACCTTGACACCAAATGCTAAACCTGTAGCAGCTCCATTGTGATATGGATCTTGTCCTATTATCACAACTCTCAGATCTTTAAGTTGACACAACTCAAAAGCCCTGTATACTTCTGGACTAGCAGGATATACAGTGGCTTCTGAACGTTGTGTTTTAACAAAGTCTGTGAGCTGCTTGTACTCTTGAGGATGAGCATCTATGACTGCCTGTCGAATAGACACCCAATCCCCAAGTTGTTCAAGCATTTTACTCATAAAATTTTGTATTTACTTTATTCTTTTTAACAATTTTATAGTACTCTGGATTAAATTTTTCTTCAATCATTTTTGGAGGAGAATGTAACTCATTCTCAATCGGAATTGAAACGTCTAACTCTTCTTCTAATTGTTTCTTTAGAGAAGGGGACTTGAAAAGGATTTTTGCAGTAGTACCGTCCATATTAAAGTTATGGTAGTCTAATATCTTTAGCTTAACAAGATCATCTATTTCAGAATATTTACCTTTAACAAAAGAGTCAAATGAATTTCTCATCCCATCTGGTATATCAAAGATATACATAACATGAAATGGATCTGTATCTACGTGATATTTATAAGTTTTAAAAGCTTGTAAAGCTCCTTCAAACTTAGTAAATAATTTATCAGAACTCCATCTATAAAGAAGACAAATAACATTCTCTTCTTCTGGTGTTCCTATAAACGTATTCACTAGATACTTATCCCAAAGAAATAATTCTCTATTACCTCCAAGCATTGGACAGATAAATATATTAGACTTATTTGATTTAGCTATAGATAAATCATAACCAACTAAAAAATTCACGGCATTATAAACTGGATTGATGTGATTAACTTTATATAAAAGCTTGGCTCTAGCTTTAACTATAGACCCTATCTCTACAAATAAATTATCTGTAGATAGCTTTATTATATTTCCGTTCTCTACCTCTTGTTTATAATCGATGACGCTGCCAGTCATTCGAACTGTTCTACCATTTATTGGTGTAAAGGTGACACTACCATTCGTAGTTATCATGCTTTGACTCGATGTACTCATCTTGCTGTGGTTCTAAATAGGTTATTGGACTAAGTGGAGGTAGGTTTTGCCCATACTCCCTTTTAACATCATTCTCATCTTGTAGTAAATATACTAATCTAAAGTTACTATAGAACTGATGAATACCTTCAGTACTACCAAACTTTTTAATATATTGACTCAAGACAAATCCTTCGACATCTGCAGTCCTACCCTTCAACCAATTTTCAGCAGTCTTAACACCAACTCCTGGTATACCTGTAATGTTATCTGTACTGTCTCCCATCAACACTTGCTTCCAAAGAAACTGATTAGCTTCATCTGGAGATGTGTGAAGGAATTCTACAGTACGATAATTAAAATGCATACCTGAACATTGATGAAGAACATCTTTATCTGGAGAACAGATGATTGTTTTACGTGGTTCATTCTTACTATAATAGCTTACAAGATCATCAGCCTCTAATCCTTCTATACCATAGAATCCCCATTTCTGCTTAAGGTATTCTCTAAGGGAATAGAATATGACTGGTTTAGGTTTATGTTTCCTATTAGCTTTATAATTACCATCTACTTTATATCTAAAGCAGTTATAATCTGTAAGAAATCCTACGTACTGACTAGTTTTGCATTGCTCAAGGATGGTTAAGACCCTAGAGTCTAGCCCTCTTAAGGCCTCCTCTAGAGTCTGTTTATCCATCTCATAATAAATTAAGCTATCCCCATCAATTAGACATATCGGCTCTACTGATCCACTACTCTGGTCTAATACTTCTTCCATACAAGCTTAACTTATAAATTATTTATACGAGCAATTTTAGCTTTGATATCTTCAATTCTAGATGAAGATTTTTCTACAGCTTCTTTACGAGCTTCTACCCATTGTTGGTCAGTCATTGCTGCATAAGTTGAAGAGTGATAAATGGAACCATTTACACCTGCCAAACTTGAATGCACAAAATACTGAAGACAACGGATAGCTCCAGTGCTGTCATCTGGAACAGCTCCGATGTGCATTGGGTCTACAAAGATGTTGTGAATCTCACCTGAGATACGATTGATATACTCAAGACCTCCAAAGTGTAAACCAGGTACACATGACTGATGGTCATTAGTATTCACTTGATCCCAAGATGCAAGTCTGTGAGTACATCCTACTTTAATGAAGTGTCCAGGGTTAGCATAACCGTTAGGACCTTCACAATAGAATGAATCTCCACCATCTCCCATAATAGCAGGTTGGAACAAACGATCTTCTACAAACTCTGGTAAGCCTTCTGACTCAATTTCTCCAGTGTCTACATTGAATGTACGTTTGTAACGATCTACTACCTCTCCAGTTTCAGCATCGAACTTATGTAAAACTTCAGAAGAAACTTTATAACCGTTCAATAAACCTTCCTTGGTGATTTTCATCTGATACATAGTAGCTTTCTTTCTAGCTACGTCTTCATTCAATCCTTTCTCTTCAACAAGTTCTTTATAAAGAACAGGGTGAACATATTTTAGATTGATGAAGTTGAAGAATCTCTCAGAGAATTCTACACCTTTACCATGGTGCATCTTCTTCCAAAGAATTGGGTTACGTAGCCAACGAGTCCACATCTTGATAAGTGGCATGAAATCTAACCCCATGTCCATAGATTCGTAGATTCTCTCTACTAATGCTGCTGGCATTGGAATATTAGATATTACATCTCCAGTCTTCAAGAAAAATTCACCAGTAGCTTTATTCACATAAATGTGTTCACACTTATCTTGAATAAGCTTAGTATAATCTTCAACAGCTAAACCATCAAAAGTATCTAAGATAACTTTTAAATCAGCCATAGAGTTTACCTCATCAGCTTTTTTAGCTAACTCTTGCATTTGTTTGTACAACTCTTCAGTGTACGTTACAGAGAATGACTTCTCTCCGTAAGATCCTACGATGTTTCCATCGATTACATTTAAACTAATCATATAAGATTTTGTTATTATTTGTATTACAAATTTAGTGAAACAAATGACTCGAACTCATTTATTTCTTCAACAGGAATGGTCATTTCGAGTAACCCTTTTGCTTTTAGATACAGCTGAATCTCACGTTTCGTATCTTCCTCATCAAACTTATAACTAGAAATCTGAGTTAGGATATGTTGAGAAGTTTCTATGAAATCTTTATAGAAAGAATACACAGCCTCAAACCCTGGAATACGAATCTCAGCTCCTGGAATGTCTGCTAGCATGAACAAGCTACTTGCTGTATTAGCAATAGTCTCCTTATCATCAGGAGAAGTCTTGCATACATACTCTAAAGCATACATCTTATTCAGTCTTGTAAACACTTCATTAATTAATGGATGAGTGCTATTCTTTACTTTAATAGATATCTTGCCTGTAACTTCCATAATCTGATCATACATCTTACCAAACAAAGGATTGATAGACTGCAGATGATTAAAGAAATGCTTAAGATCACAAGTTTCAAGACGATGAGCAGCATAGTATATTCTAAGATAAGGACTACAAGTAATGTAGTCATTCTCAGTCACTGTGTAGAAAAACTCATCGATATGTCTGATATTTGCTACATTCTTCACTTGTCTTACATTGGCTTCACTGAGCTTAATTAACTGTGGGGTTTTAAAGTCTCTATTGACTTTAGATCCCATAGTATATTCATACAGCTCTCCTTTATTATTAGTAAATCTTGTAGGAGTACACATGTAGAAATGCATAGGATCCTGTCTACTATTAGAATAAGGAGGAGTATGAACACAGCCAGGATAAACCTCTGAAATACTTGGAGCAAATCTTTTCATTATCTCAGCAGCTAACTTAAGCTTCTCCCCATCTTCATCTGTACCATAGTAGATAAGAGTTTCAGTGGCTCTAAGTTCAGATAACTTTGGCTCTACCTTATCCCACACAGAATCATTCCAATGAATTCCTTGTCTTGAAGTAGACTCACGAACAGTATAACCTACAATCTGCTTGTTCAACTCACGAAGTTCAGCAGGAGTAAGTTTAATTGTTCCCCCACCTGTAGCAGCTAGAGTATCTTCCTCCTCTTTAAGACTAGCCTCAAAGTCATCAGGAACTATTACATCATCATAAACTCTGTAGCTTTCTGACTCTGATAGATACTTCTCAATTTCTAATTGGTTTCTCTTAATCTTCCCTAACTCAGCTTCATACAATACTAAATCTTCTGGTCGTGTAGCAGGATCATCACACTTGTCCTCTAAATCTTGAGTGGATTTCTTTCTGATAGATATAAAAGAACCACCATTCTCTTTCATAAGATATGCATCTTTGAGTCTGGTAAATCCTTCCTTTCTAAAATACACCTTAGAGATGTCGAACTTTTCCCAAGTATCAACATCAGTAGTATTAGATACTATCTTAAACTCTCCGTTCTCAAGCTTATTAGACAAAGTATGAAGTCTGACATTGAATCCTTCAAATACCTTCCCCATGTGCTCAAACTTAATTCGTTTGTTCACTGGGTATACCGGCTTTAAAGATTTCGTGTCAATGATTCTACTCATAGACTGTAGTACTTTACCATTAGCAGAATAATCATTGTCAAGTCTTCCTGAGAATACTACATTCTTACATGCAGCTACCCACTTCAAGAAATCTGTTTCATTCAGCTTCTCTTGCACAAGCTCTGTTGCCTCCTCACCTGCTTTAATAATCAAGCTCTGAACAAACTGCTTAGTATGATCAGACCAGATTACTTTCTCACGGCTCGGAGTAACATCGACTCCCTCTTGAATAACTACTTCTTCCCCCTGTTCATTCTTGTACACTTGTCGTATAGGACACTTCAGACCAACTGCCCCATATAACTGCTCCATCTCCAACTCTCGGAAATCCACGTGACCATAGTTAATACCAGTGGTTGCACCTTCTGCTTTAACAATGACAATGTGTGGACGTGCATAGTAGTTACTCTCAGTGATAATCAAATGCTTTGAGTTGTAGATAATACTAGGCTTGAAGTCAATCTCTCTTTCATACCCATTCTCTTCAACCACATAAAATCTAACATTACTCAAGTAAGTTAATTGCTCACTGACTGCATCTATGAAACGATCTGCATTATGCTTCTTTACCCCAAATGAAATCTCAGTTCTGTTTAACTCTGTAGTTGGCTCGTAATAAACTTTAGTCCCATCAGAAAATGTGATGTATGGATTCTCTTGGCCTGTACTAAGATTAAATCGTGGAATTAAGAAATCAGTCTTGTAATTAAAGCAGTTTGCTTTGAATCGTTTCCCTTGATAAATAGTTTCAATAGTGTAGAAGTCTACACCGGTAGATAATGCAACTTTAGCACCTAAACCGAAGGCACCAAAATTCTCTGAAGTATTACGTTTAGTTGAATAACCTAATTCTAGGATACCTTCTAAACGTCTACCCCCGATACCAACACCGTAGTCTTTAATTATGAACTGGTCACAATATCCAACCCCAGCATTGTGCTTGTAATAAACGTCAACGTGGTGATTCTGTACATCAAAATGAGGAAGACTATAATAGTCTGGATCGAAGTTACTGTCTTCGTACTGCTCTCCTTCTCGGTTGATGTAATAATCTTCCACGGTTTTCTGCCCAGTCAATATCTCTATTGCAATTTCCTTCTCTCGTTGAGAATCGCAGGCATTTGTTACCAGCTCTCTGACGGTTGAAGGGATTGGAGTAGAATACTGTGTGGCTTGTAATATGTCAAACACTAACTTCTCTGCACCACGATTGATTCGTTTAGCAACACCAGTGTCTGATCCGACAAACTCGTTGTCAATCTGTTTGATACTCATAATAAGTTTCTAGCTTTTTTGTAATCGTGTTGAATCTCTAATAACATCTTAGTACACATTTCTCTTGGGATAGGTATAATCCTCTTATTTGCATGAGTGTTAGTAAAATCTCTTGCTCCTGCTTCTGGATTATTAACCTTTTTATTTAACCAACTCTTATTACCATCAGGATATACTTTGTTGTAATCATCTAAACGATTCCACCAGCTGCATAGGTGTAAATAATAAATCTTATCATCACTAACAGCTGTATCGTAAATAGCAATATCAATTCTATTCCCAATAGCAATGAAGATTAAATCTCCCTTCTGAAATGTATGTGGCTTAAGATATTTAGAGTCTTCATTAATTGTAAGACTCATAATCTTTTAATTTAAAGCTCTGAGATGAGCTTAATTACTTCTATAATTTGTTTTTGATTTTTGGGGACAAAGAGTGGACAAGGTGTACCGTCTTCTATAAGTTTTCTCTTGAAGTTTTTCCAAGTATTAGGGAAACGGTCATTAGCAAAACCTTTGCACTCTATAACCCATACAGGTTTACCATCTTTCATGCAGACAAAGTCTGGAGTGTAGGTAATGGCTCTAACCTTATCCTTACTCCTGTCCTCAAAAACTCCTGTAGACCTATTCTCAAAAGACATAGCAGGGTAGTTAAACCCTTCCATCAAATTCCAAACATGTTCTTCATATTCAAAATCTAACTTGGCTTCTTTCAGCTTCTTATAGCAAAATACTTCTAGCATCGATTTGAATTTAATCCCATCGACTTCTTTAGATCTAGATTTTATTTTGCCTTTATTTAATCCTGAGGTTTTACCTTTTCGTAGAACTCTGGATCGAGGAGCTGGATTTCTTTTAGCCATTGTTTTTCTGTTTGCTTTGCCGTAACTGTGTTTTGCACGTCAAAGTTAGTAGAAGTTCCGAGATTAGAAAATAAAGTTGCACATTTTTGTAGAATTTGATCTATTCTATCTCTAACTGCAGGGTCTGTATAGTATGGTGAGTTCATGGTAATTGTATTTTAACTATCATATAAGCTATATCTTGTCCATTATTTTTAATGAAGTCCGATATATCTTTAGATTTATAGTGAGCTGGCAAAATTACATTAATAAGATTAAACTCTGAACAAATTTTATTAGCCATCATTTGGCCTGGATTATTTTCTTTTTCATAATCATTATCATATAATACAGCTACAGTTTTAAATCTTTCCTTTAGATTATCTATCAGTGTCTTACTGGGCATCTGCATCTCACTCTGTAAAGCTATTGCTTGATACCCCAATACATTAAGACACATAACATCTTTGAGAGATGAAGCAAGTATAACTAACTCTCCTTTATCCACCAACTGATCCCATCCTTGTATATCTTCTTTAGTTGTGTTACTAAACCACTTACCATCAATTTCATATGGTCTGTAGATTTTATAACGACCACCCAAATTATATACATAACTAGGAGTGTGACATGTATAACGTGCTTCATTTATCCAAAAGTAATCTATAGGTTGAACATTAAATTTAATTAACAGTGAACGAGGGATGTTAAATTGAGACCAGAAATTTTTATCTTCTTGATTCCACTCTCTTGCTCTCTTCTGAATTTTAACTGGCCTCTTCTCAACATAAACAGGATCTCCATAAGTAAGCTCAATAGCAACTTTGTTAACCACCCCACGTTGCAATCCCAACCCAAAGTCAGTATCTATTACTTTAAGAGCTTCTGAATATGTCAAGCCATATTTTCTTTGAATGTATGAGAAACAATCATGACTCTCCCCACTACCAAAGTCCTTATACAACAACTTATTATTCCAATACACAATAGAACAGGTAGGATTATTGTCTAATCTTAACTCACTGCAGAATTTCTCATTCAAGTTCTTGAAATTATGGCAATAGTATCTGAATATATCATACTCAGAGATTTGACATAAGATAGCATCCTTATGCAAATATGCTTCACTACTTCTCGACTCAATCATAAAGCTGCTAATTTAAAAACAAAAGGGGGAATAAATCCCCCTAATTGTTTTTTGGTTGTTGGTTTATGCATCCCAATCATCACCTGCATCTACTGCAACTGCTTGATTCTCAGTTGCTTTGTCAGCTGTGATTAAGCCTGGACTATAAATCCCTAATTTCAAATCTTTTGAATACTCAGCATTGAAAGAGCCATAGTCTTCATTTAAAGCTTTGATAAACAAATCATCTCTCATCGGCTTTAATCTTCCGAAGTGACGGTTATAAACTGTCTGATACTTCTCATCTTTAACACCGATAAGTACACGTAACTTGTTGTCAGCTAAGACTTTAACATACTCTTTTAGCTCTTTAACATCACCTTTAGCAATAGCATCGATGGTATCAAATGATACTTCTCCACCATTAGCTACGTTAGCCCAAGCTTTAGTGAAGTTAATAAGAGTATCCTCACCAACATAAGCCTTACGAGTCTTGTCTGCATTCTTCCACCAATCGTAAGCTGGAACGTCTGCACTCCAAGTCATTTGACCTATGTTATTTACCCACATAAACTTCTCCCCAGATTGAGATGCACGATGCTTTGGTTGCATAAGAATCTCAAATCTAACTGTGAAGTTAGGGGACTCATGACGAAGATAAAATACAATCTTATTGTACTCTTCGTTATTGATTTCTACATTATACTCAGGATCTTTCTGAGCATTGATTCCAATAGCTTGCAACTCTGTTAATGTAGGATTAACTGCTACTACATTAACTGGTGCAATACCTGTGTACAAGGTGATACCACCACCTGCTACTACTTCTTCTGAATTGTTTGACGCAATTGCCATTTTTATTTTGATTTTAAAATTTAATAAAACATTTTGTAAATAGGGTCAGCATCTTCTCTCATTAAGAATCTGCTTTCCCACTCTGCTATTCATACACCTTCAGCATCTAATATAGACATCTGATTAGGATCTACTACGGCTGAAGTTGGAACTATAGTATCATCAACTAGAGTGAATCTAACTTGAATCTTCTTACGAGCACGTAATCCTACAAGTTTAGGATGCTTAAAGATTTCAGTTACTTCAGCTTTAGTTAAGCCATACTTAGTTGCAATACCATCACGATCGATACCGTCGTTTAAGTCGTTGATGATTCCAGTAACAGTTAATACAACTTTACCAGTATTTTCAGTAGTTGATTCTACTGTTGGTGAATTTTGAACATTTGCCTCTATAGACATTTTCTTTAATTTTTAAGGGGTTAATCAATATAAATTTTACTCCAGTCAAGTTCCATCTCTTGACCTTTTAGATGTTCACAACGTGAACCTGCATTGATATCATCGTTAGAATTAAACGAGATCATGGTCTTTCCTTCTTGTCTATACACATACCCAATGGCATCTGAATTAGCACAAGCAATGTTACGGATCTTACCAGTCAAGTCTAAATCTTTAGCTGATACCTCTTTACCTTTCTTCTCGATCTGCTTATCTTTTAAGTGACCGATGTAGATAATGTGATCAGATAACTGCTCTAGTCTATCCATCCACTTCTTGATAGCCATTCGTAAATACAAATAGCCTGCACCTTGTGGAAGAGAAAGTACTGATAATCCTTTGTTATCAGGATCGAAGTTCTTCCCCATCGGAGTTTGACGATAAAGTTCTTTTGCATCTGATTCTGCCCAGACTTCTAGCTGTGTCAAAGTATCGATAGCAATATATTTGTAAGGCTTTCCATCTTTCATAATTGCTTTACCGATTTGACTTAACTCACTCAAGTTATTGGCTTTAACTTTAAGAGCTTCAACCATATCCGACCCTTGCTCTAGGTCTATGATTAAGCATCCGTCGAGTTTAGCTAGTGCTGTTGTTTTACCAATCTTTGGTGGTCCGTAGATAATCATATGTCTCGGACTCTTACGAAGGGCAGCGACCTTCTCTGTTGGCAGTACTAGTTCCATTACCTTTGGATAAATCTTTGGTTCCACTTTTTGTAACTAGCCACAGGATCTTTGAAGTGAACATTAACTTGTTCTAAAGCTTCTTCTACAGTTGAAAATGCAATTCTTTTACATCCAACTCTTACTACAGCTCCACAATCTAATACTTCAATACATACTTCATTAGATCTTAGAATTTCTCCTGCACTTGGTAGATATTCTTTTACTCCATTAGTTTCATGATAACCAACTTCTCTTTCAGGCATTGGCATTGTTGCTTCTTCGTTCATAACGTTTAATTGTTAAATTATTAATTTACTTTTTCACTCTTTCAGTCAACGTAAATGTTGACAAATCAGCTTCGTAGGGAATCATACCCAATTGACCATCACGATTCTTCTCTATGTGGCAGGCTAAGAGACCTTCAGGGTCTTCCCCACAATAACTATCGGTTATTCCGTATAAGTCGAATGGTCTTTGTAGCATCATCACTACGTGAGCATCCTGCCCAATAGAATCACCACCGAATAGGTCTGTAAGCTGTGGTTGATACTGTTGTTTGGCACGATACTCTTGCTCGATATTCCTGTTTAGCTGAGATAATAAGATAGTGATACTACCCATTCTAGCTTGTAACCACATACATGTCTTCGATACTTGATTTAGTTTCTGAAGCTCTGTGTCTTCTGTCCCTAAAATTAATCTCGAATGGTCGTAAAGATTAATGATTGTATGCTCAGGAAATTTAGTATTAACCCTGTCATTTATCTGTTTAATCTTCACCATGTTCTGTGGTATAGAGCAGAAGTAAATAGGATACTTCTTATACTTCTCAACTGCATTTTCATACTTCGTAATCCTATCATCAGTTAGATTAGAATCTATGCTGTACATTTCTGAGAATGTCATACCAGCATCATGAGAAGCAGATCTCATAATTTGCTGATAATCAGGCATCTCGAAAGTCCAGTATAAAACTAGAAGTTTTTTGTCATGATTCTTATCCAACACATCAAAGATTAGTTGGTTTGAAAATGCAGATTTGCCTACACCAGGACGACCGGCAATAACATACATCTTTCCAGGCTGTAAACCACCTAGCAAATTCTTATTCAACCTATCCCATTTAGTCGGGAAGACAATTCTCTGACCAGATTTAGCCAGCTTAATTTCTTCTATCGACTTGTTTACTGAGAGAGAGATGTGTCTGAATTCTTTGAATGTTTCATCAAAGTTGCCTTGTGATTCTACTTTCTGAGCCTGTTGATTTAGGTTCTGTTGAATTTCCATCACTTAAGTCACTATACTTTTCCCACGTGTGATTATTAATCCATGTTTCAAGCTGTTGCATATACCCTAACCCATTCCCTGACCGTCGTAATTGGAGCTCTCTTTGTAGGCACTCTATAACGTGCTCATGTTTTTTAGCATCATCTCCTACGTACTTTAGATAACGTGTCTTGGCTTTAGCATTGGCTTTACAATCTGGATCCTTTGCTCTTAATACCCTTACTTGTCCATTAGCCATAACTTTGATAGGGTAGTGAGAGAGGAGGCCACTCCATATGGAGCTTTCGGACTTACGAAATTCGTCGTTAAATTTTTCTCGTAAGTAACATTCATCCTCCTCTCCCAACTTAACCCAACCGTTGGTTTGCAATTTCTCACGGTCAATGTTTAACTTTAAATCAGAATCAAGGGCATTACGATTAAGCATAGTCAAGAAAACAAACTCATCAGCTGTAAGACCATAATTAGAAAGGTCCTCAGTATTGATTTCAATAATCATAAAAGTTTTTGTTATACTTTCTATAAGTAATCGTATTCAAATATACGAAGAAATATCATCCAACCAAACAACATTAGATAAATTTTTCACTGAACTTTCCAACCACTTTTCTTCCTGTGAATCTTTAACGTAGAGAATAACAACTTCCCCTACCTTATTCTCACTAAGTCGAAGTAATCTACCCACTCTCTGAATCATTGCAAGGGTCTTACTATCCAAGCCACAGATGATCCCAAGTTGTGCATCGGGAACATCAAAGCCTTGGTTCAAAGCCTTGGTAGAACAGAGAATCCTACACTCGTTAGTTTTAAAATCTTCTAATGCTTTAGTCTTCTCTTTCTTCCCTATTCCTGAATGAAATCGTCTAGCTTCACCATCTTCGTTTAGAATCTGATGCATTTGATTTGTAAATTCATTTGTGCCTGCAAACGTTAATATCTTCTTATCAGATTTAATCTTAGCAATTCTCTGAGTATAAAGAATTTTGTTATAAGCATGTTGAACTACATCTTTACGATCTCTAATTGCTTTATAGAATAGAGTAGCATTCTTCTTTTGTACAGGACTAGCTGTTGGATCCCTGAGAACTCTTCCAGCTTCGTTAAATGCATCATACATCCCAAGTTGATACTTGTAGTGAACAAACATATTGTTAGCTGCTTTATAGGCAGTTCTCTCCTCGTCTGTTAAATCAACTGGTATGCAGTACACTGTGTAAGGGGCCACTAATCCTTTCTGTACACATTCATCTAGACTGATGGTATAAACCGTTGGGGCTATCTCATCCAGTAATTCTTTGTACTCCTCTTCTTCTGGAGCAGTAGCAGTCATACAAAGAAGTCTGTTGTGGTTATTCTGCAAGAAGACTTCTCGATAGATTGGGGACAAGCCAAGATGAACTTCATCTGCTACTGTAACAGTGTAAGTTTTATCTCGAAGTTTATGAGCTGATGCATAACATAGAATATCTACACTATCTAATACATCTTCATAACCCCACTTCTTAAATTCTTCTTCGAATTGGTCTTGCAATTGATTAGTAGGGACTAAGACCAAGCCTCTACCTCCATGTTTACGAATCATAGCTCCACAGGCAATAACACCAACACGACTCTTCCCGAATCCTGTACCAGCTATAACTGAACCTACGAAGTCTGCCTCCTTCCAAGCAGTGAGAGCTTTCTTCTGCTCTTGATCTTTAATTTGTAAGAGATTGGGAACTTTCTGCATCATCAGAAGATTTAGTATTAGTTAGTATTACCCCAAGCATTTCATTCAGATTCTCCATCTCTTCATTCAACTTAATTATCTTTTCCGTTATTTCATCAATGGTAGTAGATTGAACAGATGGGAAAAAGTTAGCTCTTGCATAAAGACTAGAAGCTCTCTGAAAGTAATCACGATAAGTTGGATCTGAATACATTAGATCTTCATGTAGATTAAACATGTGGTACACAGTAGCTCTATCACGATTGATATACTCTGCTATTGCACCTTCTCTAAAGTTTGTGTGAATAGAAATTAAATTAACAACTAAACATCTTCTAATTACATAATCCCTATCTCTAGATTGTGAAGTAAATTCTTCTCTTGGTATATGAAATAGATGTTCAACTATCTTGATCATCATCTCGGCAATATCGAGAGGGTTTCTGGACTTCTGTAAGTTTATTGATGAATCCCGTGAAGATTCTATCAAACGTATCAGCTCCATCTTTTTCTTCTTTGAGAAGGCTGGCTTTACTGTTTTTTGAATTTTGTTTATCATTCGTCATTTGATTTAATTTTAATCTTTTCGTTTGGTAAATAGTAACTACATTCTTTTTTCTCTTCATCCCAAGGAACTGTTGTAAAGTATGCTTGGTAATATGGATTAGCCTCAGCTGTATGTCTATAGCAGTTAAAAGCAAGGGGGCAATTATCCCCCTCACACATAGATATGTCCATAAAACTACTTTTTAGAAGGTTTTCTACCAGGCTTTTTAGATCCTACTTTATTTCGAGAACCTACTGGACGACCAGGCTTTTTAGATGTTGTCTTAGATTTTAACTTAACAAGCTCGTCTCTAAGATCCCACAGCTTATCATTGTGCTCATGCAAAGCATCGAATGCATCTTTAAGAGCATCGTTTTTAACATCTACAAGTTCTTCAGCTTCTTTAAGTCTTTTATAAAGCTTAACTGCTGTAGAGAAAAAGAATATGCTGCCTATTACACCTAGTACAGCAATAACTGTTGAAATAATTGCAAAAATTTCCATTTAATTAATGTTATCGATATCGGGAGCTTGAGGCTGCTCCACTTTAAGCCCGTAAGAAAGATCAAACCAAGCAAATGCACGTTCTGCATATGATAATGGCATTCTCTTTTCTTTTCTAATGTAACGAATAGAATACTCTTTCCATTCATCATGCTGTTTTTGTGTCATCGTATTCTCATTATACCATCTGTCTACTCGACCTAGTAAATTCTCATACGTAAAATCATGACCAGCAATTTCAAACATCTTATCTATTAGATGCTTGGTTATCTTTTCATCTTTAGTCATCACCATTGTACTCCCACATTATATCTTCAACATAGCAATCTCTACAAAGACTAAAAGCACCAGACTCATCTAACTTTTCATAAGCTTCATCCCAATCTTTACAATCAGGATGTTCTTCTAAATACTTGTCAACCATTTCACTAATAGTATCTGATTCACAGTTGTAACAAGTAGTATCCCTTTCATTCCAAGGAGCATTAGGGTGATTTGTTGCTCCTGGTGGTAAGTTACTGTTCATTTCTAATAGGATTAAAAGTTTCTTCAAATTCCCCTGCTTGATAAGCTCTGATAAGAGCTGATATCTCAGGCAGTTTGTAATAATCAGTAGTAGCTAAGAGTTTAGTAAATTCTTCTAAAGCTTTAGTGACTTGTGGCATTTGCACACCATCAGTATCCCATAAAGCTACGAACACTTTACCATGCTCTTTCAGAATCGTATCAACAGTTGCTTTTAATAGTTGTTTACTACGTTTAGTATTAAACCATTTAATCTCTTGACATTCATCTGCAGAATAGATAGCAGTTTGTAACCACATTAATAATGTGAGTACTTTAATTCTTTCTTCTTCCATATCACAATTCTTCGATTGATTTAAAGGTTATTACAATAAATCCTATTATAATGGATCTTATTATAAGTTTACCAATAGGGTGCTCGTAACTATCAGTTACAACTACATCTTGTCCTGTAAATCCCAATCCGATAACTGGAGATATAGAAATTGAATAATCTGTCATTTGCTCCAAACTTTAGTAATTGATGTTTCAGCTTTCAATAAGCCATTCTTAATAATAGTGTTTGCTGCCTTCTCCATGAGTTCAGTCATCTTTAGTTTCCATTCTTCAGCATAATCAATAGGGCAGACTGTATCAATCTGATCATGTACAGTCATTACTATTTTGACTGGTAGATTGTTTTCTTTAATATGCTTATAAATTAAAACTAAAGCAAGCTTAGTCATATCAGCAGAGCTACCTTGGATAGGAGTATTCTTTGATGCACGTTCGATACTTCCAAGCTCCATAAAGCTATCTTTATCGTTATACATCTTTGGGGTCCAGCTATTGAACCATCTCTTTCGTTTGAACGGAGGAAATGTTTCAATATAACCATGACGTTTTCCAAACTCTCCTAATCCATCTAAGAAACTCTGAATCTTAGGGAAGGCTTTGAAGTATTTAGCAATCAATTCTTTTGCTTCTTTTAAGTTGCAATTGATTGTTTCAGATAACTTCTTAGGTCCCATCCCATAAGCTAATCCAAAGTTAATCGTCTTAACTTGAGTTCTTAATTTCTTGTGCTCTTTGCAATTGCACTTCTCTTTTGCTTTTACGTAATCACAATCAGGCTCAGCAGCTTTATTCCATACATCTCCAAATACTAGTTCTGCACATACTGAGTGCAAGTCTTCATTATTTTCTAGAGCTTTGAGGAATACAGGGTCTTGACTCCCGTATGCAATTACATTTAATTCTTGTGATGAATAGTCACTAGAGACAAATACATATCCTTCAGGGGCAATGAAACAATTTCTGTACTCGTTAGTAGCAGGGATTTGTTGCATGTTTGGCTCAGAACTACTAACACGACCTGTATCCAGGATTTGTGTGAAATTCGTTCTGACTTTCTTATCAGCACTTAGGAATGTGTAAAAGTTCTCCCCGAAAGCAGAGGATAACTTATCTTTCTCCTTGTACTTGATATACTCATCAATAAGATTATGCTTATACCTATAAGGGGCAAGCTTCTTACCATTAGCACTTTCAAGTTCAGGGACTAGAGTTCTAAATACTTTTAACACTTGAGTAGGGGATGACCATTTAACTGTAGAATCTTTTAATTCTTCTACAGGTGTAAATAAATCCATCTGCTTTTGTGCTTTGTATCTAGAAAACCTTTCATCAGCAACAAGAGACTTGTCTAGTTGTTTCTCTAGTTCAAGTGATGTTGCTTTGTTTCTAACAGCTAGTTTCTTCCAAGCTTCTGTATCAAGGATTAATCCTTCATACTCAATCTCAGAGAAAACTATTACAGCCATATTCTCAAGCTTAACTACACTACGTAGTTTCTTAAAGTCTATGTCTGCTTGTTGTTTGTGATAAATATCGATTAGATACTCTACGTCTTTTGAACCATACACAATCTGGTCTACTGTAAAGGGAGTTGATTCTTGTGCTACGAATCTATTTCGTACTTCTTTGTTTAATGTTATCCCTAAGTAACGTTGTGTAAGCTTGGCAAGAGCAAAGCCATAATCGTCTTTACCACAGTGTAATATCTTCTCAACTAAGAATGTATCGTATACATTATTGAGGCTGATATTACAATAGAATTTGAGGAACTTGTAATCGAACTTAGCATTATGAAGTATTTTAATTTTAGAATCATCTTCTAAAACTTCTTTCAACATTGCTATCTCTTCTTTACTAGTTACTCTGTAGTCAATGACAAATTGTTTCTCTTTGTCACCACATTGAATCATGAGCAATTTCTTTCCTGTGAAGTCGAAACCTTCGGTCTCGGTATCTACCCCAATCAAATCAATTGATCGTAAGTAATCTACACATTCCTGCATTGTACATGAGTTCAATGGGTATTCAAAGAGATTATCTCCACCATTAACTACATAGATAGAATCAGAGTATTTCATTTCTCGTAGATTGATGTGCATCTTCGTTCTTCTCAATAAAATCGAGAATAGCTTCTACATACTTTTTATCGTATGTAACCCCATCAAAGATTACTTTATTACTCTGACAATTTACGTACTCCTTACGTAACTGTACATATCTCCCTGTATCAAGGAGATTTTTAACAAACTTCATATGACTCATAATTGATTATTTTACATCTTGATCTCCGAACTTTTCTCCGAACTTTTCTCCGTAAGTTTCGTTGTAGTATTCTTTTCCATCTCTACTTGTGTCAATCATACACATTCCTTTACATCCATGATTAGCCGCTTTAATAATCTGCTCCTTCTCCATTTGCTTGGCTTGTTCCATTAACTTATAAATACTTCCAATTTGCTCAGGAGATAAGTCACCAATCATATCGTCGGTTAAATTATTCCAGAACCATTCAACCGCAGTTTGTTTCTTTTCCATAGTTATTTAGTTTTAAAGGTTTTCTATTTCTTCTTTTACTTTTTCCCAATATGTAAACTGATTTTCTGCTGCTGTTAAATCAATTATAACTATTGAATTTATAATCTCATCTACTGCTATCAATGCACATTGTTTGTTTGCATCACAATCAACATTTTTAAGATCAGTTTCAATATTGCAAGGTTCAATACTAATGAATATTTCAACTTTATTAAACCTTTTAATTAATTCTTCTGCTTTTTCTTTTGGTGTCATAGTTATTTAGTTTTAAAGTTAGTAGCACAGACAGGATTCGAACCTGTACGTAAGGATTAACGTGTAGCCTTACTCTCTTATTTATTAATAGCGTCTACCATTCCGCCACCTGACTATGTTACTATTAGCTCTTTAGCATTCTACTCCCTGCATGACGGAATTGTATCTTACTTAGCCCTACGTCCTCAGTACGGGTACTAAAGTTTACTAATAGTTTTGCCTTTTTAAACGACGTCGAGAAGGCTAACTCTATCTCCTATACGATGAGAACAGTTTCATGATAAATCAGAGGAGTTACTGTGTTTTACGATCTCCTGGCCAACGGAGCTATTGCTTTAAATAAGATAATCACAGTACCAGTTTACTAGAGTTTAGAATAGTTAGATATGTATGTACATCTCAATCTAACATCTTTCATCCAAGGTGTTGGTAGCTAGCCATTTGCACGAGCTAGTACCGTGATTATTATGTGTCTAAAGTTAAATAACAAATCGATACAAAAGAGACAAACCCCCGTCTCTAATGTATCATTTGTTCTATAAGTGGTATATTATCCACTACTCTCTCACTAATCTAACCCCTAAACGAAAGGGTCCAAATAAGAATGCAAGCCAATATGAATCGGCAACATCAGGGAGACATTCCCCAAAAGCAATGGTTGGAATGAAAATGAATACTTTCTTTTCCGTAGTCAACCATATTTGTATGTGATATTTTGGTTTCATCTCCATAAATAGTTTTCTGTTAATCTATATTTTGGTTTTTTAACATGAACAGGATTGTCAATACTTGGACAATGTTGTGGATCAATCGTATTATATACATGATCTGGAATTTCCTTAATTGTTGTACAGCTTGATATGAGTACAACAGAGATTAGTAATAATAAAGTTTTCATGATCTTAAATGTTTTAATTAATAGGTTCTGCAAGAACTATATCAGTTCCTTCTTGTTGAGATCTTCTTACTGCAAAATCTCTGTTAGTTGTTACACAGTTTAATCCATTAGACAGTGTATAAATATACAAGTAATATTCTTGTTCCATTGATTTGTAAATGAGTTTAGTTAAACAAAAGTAAAAGAATCTAGGGGAAATTAATCCCCTAGAAACTTTCTTAAACAGCGACCAATTATACTAGTTCGAATCGAATGTTATCACTAGTTATTGATTTCTCCTGTTATTACAGACGTAGCTGTAACTGCTTTAGAGCCATCCATTGGCAAGAACACATGAGCTGCTTTATCTAAGCAAATCGTAGTGTTAGCAAAGATGTGTTTGCCATTGTGATAGCAATACTCACCGTCTTTACCTTTACGTTTAGCACTTGTTTCCAAGTTAGCTAATTGATACTCAGTACCTTCGGTGGTCTCAAGAACCTGTACTTTAATGTTTCGTGGAGTACCACTGATATTAGCTACAGGATTTAAAACATTAAGTTGTAATGTTTCTCTTCCGTAACTGTCAGTAACCCAGTCAGCATTATCTGACATGTCAATGCCAAATACATTGTAGACATCAGCAACAGCTGCTGTCATCCATGCTCGTCTTGCTCCACCTTGTGAGAAACGTGGATCACTAGCATTTAATAGTGCCAATAGATTTACAGAATTAGATCCGTTTTCGAGAATCTCTGCAAATTCTAATTGAATTTTGTTACCAGCAACTTTCCTAGCCGATACCATCAAGGTCTGTCCAACCTGCAATCCCTGCAAGCTTCCAGAATTTAGAGTGTTTTTACTCATGATTTTTATATGTGATTTATGTAAATCCAAGATTAAATAACATTGCAGCAGACAAACCCTTCATGATGGCCCATTGCCATTCTTTTTAGCTGTCTATTCTGTGCACAAATAACTATCTCTACTATAACTTTTCTTGAGGATTCGAGATAGATGCTGCAATGTTGTACCCCTCTGCACTCAGTTGTAATACTTCATAGCCTATAGACCACAAATAAATTGTGTATGGAATAATTCTTACATACTTCATATTACAAACTGCTCACCCTTGGGAAGTGAGTTATGGTGCATTAGCAAAGCAGTTTATACACTTGCTTAGGTGTTTGTACCACTCTGCATTCAGTGTAACACACTTGCCCTCCAACCGTCATAGTAATTTACTATTAGGGTAACAGTAATCTGCAAGCTCTATTCCTGTTCACGCTACCTGTGTTACACTGCCAACCCTTGTGAAGTTGGAATGATGCATTAATACAAACCAACAACATCTCAGTCGAAAGACTTGTATCGACAAATCAGACCTTGATGCTGTTGGTTAATGATTATAAAACTGGTGACATTAGGAAACAAAGTATAACAAACAACCAGATAGTTGTTGATATAGTAGCTCCTAATATGAATGACTTCTCTTCTGTTTTCATAACAATGTGTTATAAAGTTTAGATGGACTAATTTGTAGGCATTAGTCTGATTGCCTTGAAAGGGTTGTGGAGATCCTGGTAATCAATTACTTAACAACGAAGTGATGATTATTCCCTATATCCCCTGGGTCCCGAAGGAACTCCTTAGAGGAGTCCTTCAGTTGTGGCCCATTCCACAGCAGCATCAAACTGCACATGGTCAGCTGGGACCCATAGCATGTCTTCCTTTGGCATCTTGCCAGATTGGAATACGATCTTGCCTGACTTAATCAAAAGTCCTTTAGGTGTAAGATAAGCTTTCATAAGATTGGTGCCGGGGGGTTTGATCCGGCAATAGTTAGTGGGGTCTTTGAATCTGTAGGATAACACTCTCAAAAAATTCCCATCAAAAAAAATTTTCCCCCAAAAAAATTCTATCTACTTTAAAGGTGGTTAATTCGAGACCTTTAGATGTTTGGTTGGTTAGTGCTACTACCCATCTTGTTAATATCAACCTAATGATGTTTTTAGGTGTAGGTGAGTTAGTTGGTTCCTTACGAGGACAGTTTGTCCCTGGGTAGTAGAGTCACGTTTATTGCACAAAATACTGGACATTTTGCATAAGGGGTTTGGCAAAAATTTTCCACTAAGCCATAGGGGGGTTGGGGATTATTTTCCACTAAAGGGCTGATTCTGGTGAATATTTTCCACAATAGCTGTCGCAAAAGTTTACTATACTTTCCCCCAAGCATGTCACAATTTTTAAAATATTTGTGACAGATGTGGTTTTTAACATCTACCTAATATATACCCGTTAGGAGTACTTGGTATAATACCTAAAGGTATAATGTACCCTATAGGGTATCGGAAGAGCTTGTAACATTTTTACCTTGTTTTTGTTACAAAAAGTATAAAGTTAAGATAGCTTGCTTATATTTGTCAAATGAGACAAGAGGAGTTTTTATTTTTAAGATCACAGGTTAGAGCATTTCACCCTGACTGGACTGACGAACAAGTTAATGAGGAGTGCAACAAAATCTTATCTGGGGAGTATAATGAAAATGAAGACTCTTGTTTATATTGTGGAAGCTAAACCAAAAATGCTATGAAATTTCAAACATTCTCTTACAAGACCTATGGAACTAAAAAGTTCGGGGTTATGTTCTATTCTAACCTTAAAGGGTATGGAGTAAAAGTATACTTCAATAGGACTGTGGGGGTATTAATTTTAGAAACAAATGGCAAAAGTAAAACAAACACAGACAACGTTTAAAGCTAAACCAAAAGTTAAGAGACCTGGGATTCATGCTAAAACTAAACACTCAAAGTTGAAAACTTCTAAGCATTATCACAAACTTTCAGTTGGACAAGGGTAATAAATTTAACTATATTTGCATCTGCAACCGTAATCCTAAACGATCACCCCTGAGGTAACCAAAGTAGGGGGTCAGAAGTCGGGTTCTATTTCTATCGACATAGTTAGAAAAAGTTGTCCCCGATAGTTGCAAAAATGGAATTGATATAAGATACTGGGGAGGGTTAAAACTATAGGCTGACAGAAATGTTCCTCCGAAGGCTAAAGACGGCAGTAATCTAAAGGTCAATTTAAAACACAAAAAATTCCAAGGGGATAGGTGTATCCAATCGATAAATTTTATAATTTAGCAGAATATGCCTACTTACATTCAAACTGGGATTTATCAGCCTCCCTTCACAAAAGAAGAAGACTCTGAGCAAGCAGTCGTTTATATTGATGACAAAGTCATTCAAATACTAGACGATAAAGATGAGCTCGTTGTACAATTCACATATGAAGAGCTTAGAGGCATCATGGCCATCATGGCTGCTGAACAAGAGAAATCTCATTTGTGGATACAGGCTATAGCTAGAAATAACTAATGGATACTTATAAGTTTAATAAAGATACTGTCCCTACTACAAAATCTACTGTTAGTATCCGTTCTTTAATAGATGTAGAGGAGAATGGGGGTAACACAGAGATAGTTGATGGGATAAAAAACAATCAAGTACTTGTTGCACAAGCTTACTACAGGTCCCCAGGAGTATTAGATAAAGTTAAGTCATTCAGATTCAAGTACTTAGATGATGTAATCAAAGCTGGGTCTGGAATAACAGTAACACAGTCTAACGGAGAGATTACAATAGCAACATCTGGGGGTAGTTATGTCCCATATACTGGGGCTACTGGAAACGTTGATCTTGGGGAATACGAACTAAAAGCTGGACAAATAGAATTCGATCAAACCCCAACTGGAACTGCTGGTGTAGCAGTAATGAGATGGAATGATACAGATGGGACAGTGGATGTGGGAATGAAAGGTGGTAATGTAACTCTTCAAGTAGGACAAGAACAACTTGCTAGAGTAGTAAATAAAGTAGGATCAGACTTACTCGAAGCTAATTATCAAGCAGTTAGGGTTAGATTAGTATCTGAGGGTGGAGCAGCAGGGCAAAGACTTGCAGTTGTACTTGCTCAAGCTAATAATGATACTAACTCAGCAACAACAATAGGGATTGTAACAGAGACAATACTCAATAACCAAGAAGGATTTGTAACAACATCAGGGGTAGTAAGAGAAATCGACACAACTGGTAGCCTACAAGGGGAGACTTGGGTTGATGGGGATATACTTTATCTAAGTGGGACAACAGCTGGTCAGCTAACTAACATTAAACCATCAGCCCCAACACATACAATCATTATAGGCTTTGTAGAATATGCTCATGCTAATCATGGGAAGATATTTGTAAAGGTAGATAATGGTTATGAAATTGATGAACTACATAACGTAAACATCTCATCCCCAACAACTAACGATATACTTCAGTATAATGCTAGTAATCTTTGGGTAAATACATCACTATCATCAGCAGGAATTGAACCAACTATAACATCAGGAACAACTCTACAGTATTTCAGAGGTGACAAAACTTGGGACACATTACCAATTCAGAACTTCCAAACAACAACTGATGGTACTGCGGTAACTGGTACAACAACTGGTACATTAACTGCATCAGTTTTAATTCCAGCCAACACTGTTAGCACGGGAGATTTATTGTACATCAAGACAAGAATCAGGAAAACAGGAACAGCTGGAACGGTAACAACACGTATGTATATCAACACAAGTAGTGCAATTGGTGGATCGTTGATAGCAACATCTGCAACTGCGGTAGCATCTTCTTTATATTTTCAATATGCAAGAACATTAGCAGTTAAATCAGCAACGAATACCGAATCAATGGCAGGTAACTTAAACGTTAATGCTGATGACAATTTATCTGTTACAACTGCGGTCAGTGCATCGAATATCGATTGGACTGTAGATCAGTACTTAGTTGTGGCATTAACAAATGGCTCAACTGCTGATACATCAAGAAGTTCATTTATTCACGTTCAAATCAATAAGCCATAATGGAAATAATTACCTACATAGATGGTTTAGTTACATATAGAGGATACGATTATCCATACGAATCTTGTGAAAAAATAGATGACATATGTGTTCACATCTCAATGGGTGCAGGGGTATATGCAATCACTGCAGGCAACACAGTCATTAACAATGTGCTATGTAACTCAGCTGACGAAATTATTGCTATATTTGAAGCATGAAAAAATATTCTTACACAGAACTAGAAGCAGAGTTCAAGAGATTAGGTTACTCTTGGCCAGACTTCCATCTTATTGGTATTAGATCTAAAGCTAATGTCAATAACAAATTTGATGATCAGTTTTATATAGTACAAGGACCATTACTACATGATCCTGTTACTTGTACCACTAATCCAGGTAGACACTGGTTGTTAAACTTCATGAACCCTAAGGGTACCGCAGTACTTAAGCCGGGTCAGTATCTAGACACATGGAAACTAGGTTTACACAGAGGTAAATATGAAGCTTTAGTACAACGTAAACCTATTACAGTTTACCGTGACACTGACAAAGACGAGACTGCTGAAGAACAAGGTATAGAAGATACTGGTTTATTTGGTGTTAATATACACCGTGCTAATCCATCAGCTATAAGTTCACTTATCGAGAAGTGGTCAGCAGGATGTCAAGTACTAAATAACCCAAAAGACTTTGCTAAGTTAATCAAGCTTTGTAAAGATTCAGGACTTAAAGACTTTACTTACACCCTATTAAGAGAGTTCTAATGAAGAAGTGGATACTATCTATATTAAGTAAGGACGGAGATCAAAGTTCTAAAAGACTTGTAGGTCTCTACTGTATCCTTACTGGATCAATCTTAGCATGGGTAGCTACATTCTCAGAGTACAAAACCCCCGAGTATATGTATAACACTATAATGTTTATAGGAGGTGGAGTATTTGTAGGAACTATGTTAGAAGGAGTGTTTACTCAAAAGATAAATCTATCTAAACCTAAAGAAGATGAGCAAACCAATTAGTTATAAAATTGCACTACAAGGAATTACATTATCAATAATAATATTCTTAATAGCAGTATTAATCGGGTTAGTATCACAACTTAAACAGAAAAAAGAGGAGAAAGAAAAAATACAAGCTAAACTAAAAGTAATATCAGATTTGTATGAGCTCAAAATTGACTCCATCAAGACTATGCACATTATAGACAGTCTAGCCTTTAATGATAGTATCAACAAATACAAGATACTAGCAAATGCAAACCTCATAATAACAATTAAAAAAGATAGAGATGAAGTCATTGGTCGTATTTCTACTGCTGATAACGATGAACGTGATCAGCTATGGGCAACTTACTCCCCAAAGAATTAACTATAACAATCAAGCTGGGGTATTCTTTACAACCAAGCAAGAAGAGGCATTGCTAAAAGCAATGGTAGAATTTGATGCTTGCAAAAAAAGTGAATTCATACTTAAGCAAAATGTTAATACCTACGAGATAAGACTAGCAGATAAAGACTTGGCAATCAATAAGTTAACTGACTCATATGTTAAATGTCAAGACTCAAGTAAAGCAAATCTTGAGAAGATTGGGGAATTACAAGTAGAAATAGACAACATAAATATTGACCTTGCCAATACACAAGAAGATTTAACTACATACAAAATCTCTACTGGGGTATTTGTGTTTACTACTACTCTATTCATTACTACAACTGTATTAGCTCTAATTAAATAAAAAATTTGGTTATATAAGAGATCTTGTTATACATTTGCAAAAAGCAAATCAAATGAACAAGATTAATTTCGAACCTAGCCGTGATTGGATAGTTCTTCCAATCCCTACGAAAACAACAACTGATGCAGGTATTATCTTAACTGGAAAATCTGCAGATTCTTTAAGGTCTAACATTCTAGAAGTATTAGCTGCAGGTCCTGACTGTAAATACAGTGTTGGGGATATTGTATATATTCACCCAGCTTCTGAAGGATTGATTATAGAAATCGATGGATCAGAGTACATCATGGTTAATGAATCAATGGCTGTAGTAGGGAGAGTATCTAAAACATCTAAGTAATGAACGGAACAGTAACAATTAGTTTAAGTGACTATGAGTTATTGAAAAATCAATCTTCTGCAGGAAAGCAAACAGCATTAGATGTTGTAAAAGCTGCAAAAGAAATAGAGGTATTCCTAACATTCCTAGTCACAAGAGAAAATATTGAAGAATATATATCTGAATTTAACTCATACTCAAAGACTTGTAAAATAGAAATGGTTGATGGTAGAGCTAAAATAAAGTTTATAGATAAAACAACTTTTGAAAATGAGGAAGATTAACATTAACACAGACTCAACTCTAAAGTTCATACAAGTATTCAACGGCATACTAGAGTTGACGGACACGGAGATGCAGGTTCTATCTTCTCTAATTGATAATAGAGAGACAGTAAACCTATGCTCTCCAGCTAATAAGAGAAAAGTAGCAGAAACTTTAAACATTAAAGACCACAATACACTTAATAACTATGTCAAAAGACTGAAAGATAAGGGAGCTATTGTAATGACTAAGAATGGGTATGAGTTATCTAAACTTTTAAATAAAGAAGCTGCACAAATAATCATAACACCTACAGATCTATGAACATTTTTAAGAAAGCATGGAACTTTACTAAAGCAGCGGCTGAATTCTTAAAAGAAGGGCAGCCAATTGTAGAAGAAGCTGTGTACAATAAAAGAATGAAGGCCTGTTTAGAGTGCCCTAATCTTGCAGAAGACAATACCTGTAACCTATGTGGGTGCTTTATGCCTAGAAAAGCTGGATGGGCTACATCATTTTGTGTAGATTCCCCAAGAAAATGGGATAAAGAGATTATAGGAAAAAATGGTAAAAAGATAGACCTACGAAATGCAAAAGGAAAAGATAATAATACAGAAGCTAGCAACAAAGTACAACCTACCTCTGAATAAAATAGAGGAGATAGTTTACTTTCAATTCAAGTATGCAGCTAAAATTATCAAACAAGGTGATTTTGAGACAGTTAGACTACCATATTTTGGAAAATTTCATGCAAAAAAGTCTAGAATTGCTCACATAAACGAACTAAAAAGAAGGAAAAATGAAAGACTTGCTAACGGTAAACAATAACGTAGTTATACCATCACCATATGCATTGACTATCCCTGAATTTGAGAAGTTATCTGTAAAAGAACTAAGCTTTGTCTACTTCTATACTGATCATAGGTCTAACTATGCAGCTTATGAAGAAGATGAGAGAAGAGAAGTATTATCAAAAGATTTGCAGATAAAAGTAAACCCTAAAATTGCAACAGCAGTAGATAAATATAAAGAACTATCTGATACTCATGCAATTAAGCTTCTTAAATCTGGAAGATTAGCTGTAAATAAGTTAGAACAATACTTTAAAAATATTGACCTAACAGCTATGGATGAAAATGGGAAGCTTCTTTATCAAGCCAAGGACCTAGTTGCTAATCTATCTAAGATTGGGGAGGTAATTGAAGGACTAGATAGACTTGAAGAACTCGTACAAAAGCAACAGGCCAAGGACAACCCTAACAGAGCAGGTGTAAAAACAAACAAATATAGTGAATAATGAATAAACCAATTATACTCCCAGTACTAGTAATGAATGAAGAGACATTCAGACTAAAAAAGTTAGGGCTAATAGGGGACGACTACAACTATGACTCAGAAGAGATGATATTTTACAATATCGACGCTGTTGCCGTATCTTCTGTAAGTTCAGATATGACTGAAATATGGGTAGGAGGCAAAGTATTGCAATGCCCTATGAAATTAAGAGCTGTTAGAGATAAAATAGAAAATGTTAAGTAATACTCATTTATTTAGTCCAGCTGCAAACCAGTATAAAGAATATGGTTTTTATACTGATTCACTACCTGGTACTAAACAATACTATGAATATTGGGATGAAGAGCAGAGAAGATGTCTTCATGGATACGAAGTTAATGGGGTTAGAATATCTGGTTTTCATTACTTCTATCTAAACTATTGCCCAATAGATAGGATTATAGATGAAGAACAACCTGACGGGGAGATAATCTCTCGTCGTGATAGAAGCTTCCCTGCATTTTACGATGGGGACTATGAATACTTCTTAGCAATAGATAAAGCTAGAAGAGAGAACAAACATATGATAGTCTTAAAAGCTAGACGTAAAGGGTTTTCTTACAAAGCTGCAGCTATGCTATGTAGAAATTACTTTCATATTAGGAATTCTAAAAACTTTGTATTTGCATCTGATAAGCAATACTTAGTTGGAGATGGTATGCTATCAAAAGCTTGGGATATTGTCTCATTTGTAGATGATAATACAGCTTGGACTCAGCCACGTCTAATTGACAGAGAAATGCACAAGCAATCTGGATACAAAAAGAATGTAAATGGGGCCGATGTAACTCTTGGGTTTAAATCTCAGATTATTGGTGTCAGTCTTAAAGACGATCCAGATAAAATCCGTGGTAAAGCAGGAGAGTTAATCTTCTTCGAAGAGGCAGGATCTTTCTCAGGGTTATTAAAAGCTTGGGAGGTAGCAATGCCTACAATGAGACAAGGTTCTAAAACACTTGGAACAATGATAGCATTTGGTACAGGTGGAGAAGAAGGAGTTGGGTTTGACGGTATGGAAGAACTATTCTATCACCCAGAAGCTTACGACTGTTTAGGATTTGAAAACGATTGGGATGCAGGTGCTATGGGAACTTACTGTGGATTCTTTGTACCAATCTATAAAAACTTGGATGGCTTTATAGATGAAAACGGTAATAGTCTCGTAAACGAAGCTATGACCTATGAGGAAACTCAAAGAGAAAAAAAGAAAAAAGGTAATGACCCAAAAGCCTTCGATCAATATATTGCTGAACACCCCTTTACTCCACAAGAGGCTACTCTCCAAGTAACGGCTAACGTATTTGATGTAGCTTCTTTGAAAGAGCAGTACAATAAAGTAATTGCCAACAATCTCCAAAGTATAGGAGTTTGTGGTGAGATGTATTATGACACCAACGGCAAAACTAACTTCAGGCCTAATGGCAATCTTAAACCTATTACAAAATTTCCACATAGAAAGGACGACGATTTAACTGGTTGTGTTGTTGTATATGAACCACCATTCAAAACTGAGAAAGAAGGATTTACCCCGAAGAATCTGTACATAATATGTCATGACCCTTATGCTCAAGGTAAATCAGCGTCTGCAAGTTCTCTTGGTGCTGCATATGTTATAAAAGTCCCTAACAATATATCTAAACCAGATGATATTATTGTGGCCTCTTATGTAGGTCGTCCACAATCACAGGATGAATACAACCGTAATCTCTTCATGCTTGCAGAATACTACAATGCAAAGATAGGGTTTGAGAACGATAGAGGAGAAGTAATTCCGTATGCAAAACGATTTAGGAAGATGCATTTACTGCAAGAAGAGTTTGAAATGCTGGATAAACGTGAACTTAGGAGTAAGACTGTAAAAAGACAGTACGGTATGCACATGACTGAGCAACGTAAAGCTCAAGGAGAATTATACATCAGAGACTGGTTAGTTAGTGGTAGAGGAGTAGATGAAGAAGAAGTTGTAACTTTGAACTTGCATAAAATTTATGACCCAGCATTATTGTTAGAGCTAATCAAGTTTAACAGAAATGGAAACTTTGACCGGGCTATGGCTTTAATGATTGGGATGTACCACACTAGAGAATTGTACAATAAAGAGTTAAAACTAGACGACTCAGACAATTCCACAAATGACTGGTTTGACAAGGTTTATAGTTAGTGCTATATAATAAACATTAATATAAAAACCTTATTTTTAAAAACATTCCCTAAAAGGAAGCTAATTTTGTAATAATGTACGGACAAGCCCATATCCCAAAGCAAAGAATCCCACTAAATCAGAAAGATGAGAAGTGGAGAAAAGAATGTGTAGATGCATTCATTAACCTATCAAAATTCGGTATTAGTGAACGTCGTAGCTACTTAAAATCTTTATACGATTACTACAACGGTGTCATCGATGAAGAGGATTACAACTATGTGCTAAAGCCTTATGGGAAAACTAGAAAGAACTTCCCATCTAAACTTAGAAACTATCCTATCATTAAGCCAATCATCGACTTATTACTTGGGGAGAAATCTAAACGTCCGTTAGAATATTCAGTAACTGTACAAAATGCTGATTCTATAAGTTTAAAAGAGCAGGCTCTAAAAGAGTTAATGCTTAAAAATATACAATCTCAATTTATACAAGAACTTGCAGCTAAAGGAGAGTTGGAGCAACCAGAGAATATGGAACCCCCAAAACTTCCTAAGCAGATAGAAGAAGAATTCAACAGATCTTATGTAGATTCTAGAGCTATTAGAGGGCAGGCAGCTTTAAACTACTTAATGTACTTTAACGAAATATACGATAAACTACAAAAACAGTGGTTTCACTTCTTAATTGCTGGGGAATGTTATTCACATAAAGGAGTACGTCGTAATGAACCTTTCTACGAAGTAATTAATCCACTAGACGTAGACTACGATAAAGATCCAGACATTGACTTTGTAGAAGATGCAGATTGGGCCATTATTCGTAAATACTCACATGCATCTACTATTATAGATAACTTAGGGGAGTATTTAACAGATGAGCAAATCTTAAATTTAGAAAACCCTACACATACATCAGCTGAAGCATATCTTTTATACAGATCAGAAGCATCAGGAGCAGATGATAACATCTATCGGAATAGACTGATTGAAGTTGTAACGGTATATTGGAAATCACGTAAAAGAATTGGGTTTGTAACATACAATGATCCAAATACAGGAAACTTAGAAACATTTGAAGTAGATGAAGAATATAAGCTCACAAAAGATTTAAAAGATCTTGGAGCTAAAATGGAATGGGAGTGGGTTAATGAAGTATGGGAAGGAACTAGAGTAGATGGCTTATACTACATCAACATTCGTCCATATCTAAACCAAAGAAATAGTTTAGATAATCCATCTATTTGTAAACTTCCAATTAATGGAAGAAAGTATTCTGATATTAATTCACAAAACATATCACTTGTAAGTTTAGGGATTCCATATCAGCTAAATTACAACATTTATAAATACCGTCTTGAATTAGCAATAGCTCGAAGTAAAGACATCATTGCTCAATTCGATATTAACATGATCCCAAAGAACTGGGACATGGATAAGTTTATGTACTTTGTAGAAGGTACGGGTATTGCTTGGGTAGACTATAACAAAGAAGGTATTCAACTATCTCCACAGCATCAATCAGTATTAGATATGTCTATCAAGACAATCTCACAATACTTAACACTACTTGAATCTATAATGGTAGAGTGGGAAAAGCTTAGTGGAGTAACTAGACAGCGTCAAGGTCAAATGGGTACTTATGAAGGTAAGTCTACATCACAGCAATCCATTGTACAATCTTCTCATATTACTGAGGATCTATTCCGTAAATTCTCACACTTCGAAGAAAGAGAGTTAAGAGGATTACTAGATTACTCAAAAGAGGCTTGGTTAAATGGGAAGAAAGCTATGTTTGTAATGCCAGACGGAACAGTCGATAATGTAGATGTAGATCCACTTAATCACATGGAGACTGAGTATGGCATATTTGTAACTGACTCTGGTAAAGATTTAGATAAGAAGATGAAGATAGAAGGATTAGCTCAAGCAGCTGTTCAAGGTGGAATGCCAATGTCATCTGTTATATCTATATTTGAAAGTGATAGCTTCTCACAAATTAAAGATAAAATTATTCAGGCTGAGAAAACTGCAGAACAATTAAAGCAAGCTCAAGATCAAGCTATGCAAGAGCAAGAGCAACAGAAGCTACAAATGCAGCAACAGAAATTAGAACAGGATGCACTTGATAAAGAAAAAGATCGTCAAGTTCAAATTGAGACAGCTCTTATTAATGCAGAATCTTCAGAAAAGAATTCATCAGCTACATTAGAAAAAATGATGCAAGACTTTCAGTTAAAGCAACAACAACTGCAATTAAAAGAAAGAGAGTTAGAGATTAAAGCATCACAAAATCAGAATCAATGAGTTATATAAATAAGCTTAAAGAAGTAAAACAAAAAAGTTCTTCTATACCAGCATTAGTAGTAGAAATGCTAGATGCTGCTAATAAATTTCATATTCTACATTTAACAGTTACTGGTCCTGGAAGTTATTCAGCTCACAAAGCTCTTAATGAATTATATGAATCTTTACCGGGACAAGCAGATACAATTGCTGAAGGTTACCAAGGAGTTACTGGAGAAATCTTAGATTACCCAGAAGTATCTGCCCCAAAGTTAAAATCAGTTAAAGAAGCTATAAGTTATATAGAAGAACTTCACGATAAAATCACTAAATTGCAAGACACAATTCCATACACAGAAATTGTGAATGATTTAGATGCTATAAAATCTAGTTTAAACTCTGCTAAATATAAACTTAAGTTTTTATCATAATGCTGACTAATCAAGTAAGAAGAGAACTACTTTCTAAAATGAGACAATCTGGATTTCCAGGTAGTATATTAGACGTATACTCTGCTTACGAACAAGGTAGGGATTTAATTGATGAGTTTACTCAGCAACAAAAGCAGGCTGAGACTCAGAGAATGTCTGATATGGCTGCACAGCAATCTGGGCTATCACAGCCAGAGCAAATGCAACAACCTCAGCCTCAACAACTACCATCTATGCCTCCAGGAATTCCAGGGGCATCCCTCCCAAAGCCACCAGAACCACAGAATCAAAACTTAGTTCAGTCACAGCTTCCACAACCTATTGGGATGTCAACGACTAAGCAGGGGCAGAAATCTGGGCAACTACTATTTGCTAAAGGGGGATTCAAGACAGATCCTCCCCAAAATATACAGGTAGGGAATCCTGATGAGAATAGATTATATACATATAAAAATGATCCAGGATGGTTTGATAATAGAGCTGTATATAACACCAATCTTAAATACAACGATCAAATAAGACGTGCTGTATATAGTGGTAACTATGGGTACAATCCAGTTACTGGTGTTCTTGAAAAACTATCTACGAATCAGAGAACAAAAGTTGATGCAGAGACTAAAAGAAGAGAAGCAGAAGGAGAGAATAAAAAAGCATATAACGAATCGATAGTTGCAGCAGGGTTTAATCCAGAGACATTTGCAAAGCCTACTGCAGAGGAAGAAAAAGCATATCAAGACAGAATCTTAAAAGATTACATAATACAAGGGCATAACTTAGCAATTAATAACCCTGCATTTAAAGCAGCTGCTTACTTTACTCCTGCTGGGATGGCATTAGGGGCTATAGAAGGTGCTGCACACCTTGGTGTAGATGCCGGTAAATTTATACAAAATCCAAGTTGGAAAAATGCAGGAGCTGTTGGTATGGACGCTTTAATGGCTTTTCCACTAGCTAAGCCTGCTTTAAATCCTACGTTAAATGAAATAAAGGCTACTATAAGGTCTAGTAAAAAATCTAGAATGCAGTCTCTAGCTGATGCAAATAAATGGTCAGAAGAATGGGCAAGTCATCCTGGTACATTTGAAAGATTTAAACAAGCTCTTATTGAGGCTAATAAAACTGATCCAGCTCTTGCAAGAGAAATGGCAAAAGATTTTGATACAGCTTTTAAGTTTAAAGGAAGAGCTGCAGAATATCCATTAGGGATGCAAATTTTAGAAGGCCCAATACATAAAGGTAACTCAGGTGTTTCGTATATACACGGATATCCTAGAGATACTTATAAATTCTTTTTAGAGAACTATCCTGAAGGAAAAACATCTATGATGGATAGGGTAACAAATCCTCAAAGACAACTTACAGCAAATTGGGTAAGTAGAACATTAAGTCCTGAGGAACGAGTTAGTACTGCAATACATGAAAACACTCATGACTGGATCCCAAATTATCTTCTAAAATCATCTGGACAAGAGAAAATGTTTTTAGATAATTTAAGTGAAACAGGTAAAGAATTCTCAGATGCATATAGAGCTTTAGAAGCAGAGGGAAAAACAACCCAACAAATAGAAAACATACTAGGACGAGAAAAGGCATATGCAGGATATTTAACGGATCCTACAGAGATACATGCAAGAACTATGGAATTAAGAAAGCAATATGGAATAACTCCTAGTGATAAGATATCTCAAGAATTTTCAGATCAAATATTAGACGATGTTTTAACTAATAAAACTCAAGTAGATCCAGCATTTGGATATATGGTATCTAATAAAGGTTTTAACAACATTATGAATAAAGCATTTGGAGTAACTGGAGTTGGAGGAGCAGGATACCTAATGAGTAAACAACAAAAGAAGAAGGGGGGATTTAAAGATTGTTATACCTGTAGCAGATTAAAGAAATATTCAAAAAAATAAATTATGGCAAATAAGATTTTACCCACGTTTGGTAAACGACTAAACTACATTTGGAATCCAAAGGTGTACACGTCATTGTATGGTCAAGACATCAGATTTGGTGAAAGAGACGGTGATGGTTTGCAGTATACAGATCCTTATCAAGAAAAAAGCTTTTATAGAAATGCAGAGTATCCTGATTATGATGATGTAGCTTTAAGGTCTAGATCTAGGGGGAACTACGCAGATGCTGTAGTTGTTAATGGAGAAGAATATTTAGTAGATCATCCTAAAAGAGGTCCTCATAAGGGTTATGGTATAGTTGAAATACCCAACAAGGGATTGTTTAGAGTAGACTATAGATCTGGTAAACCAGAGCTAAGAAGAGCTCCTACTGTATTTAAAGATGGAGGTATAGGTGATCCAATAAAAGCAAATCCAGCTCGAAATCAACCATTTCCAAGTTACTATGAATCTAACAAAGAAGCCTTTGATGCAGCAGATCAAGCAGCTAGGTCTTATATGACTGATTGGTTTGACAAAAGAGCTACCCTTACAAATCCAGATGGTACTCAAAAATATACTGCTGCTCCTTATATGTCTGATTACTTAAAAAAATCTGGACAGTCTGTATATATACCTCAAGGAGGATCTTTATCTAAAACAGGTACAGGAGATGCAGGAGGTTTAGCTTCTAGTCCTAATTATAACTTACCAATGCCTGGCCCAGGATCCTCACAAAGAGATGTAGATTACTATAATGAACTAGGTAAGAATCCTTTTTCATATGCTACTGAAGGTATGGAAAAGATTAGAGAAGGATTAGGGAGAAAAGCATCAGACTTAGGAAATACACAAGTAAATACAGCTTATTATTTTGCTAATCCCGACTATCAGGGGAATATAGTAGATTATGGTACACAGCCAACAACTCAATTAGAAGAGCAGCTACACCTTGCATCTAACTATGGAGAGTTTAAAGATCCTACCCATAAAAGTTTATTTACAGATAAAGATATTACAAGTGCTATAAATGCTAAAAATATATCAAAAATGGGGTATGCAGGTATGAATGGAAATGAAGCATACTTTGGAAATACACAAGAATTTTATCCTAGACTAATGTCAGCTAGAAGAACGTTTGGGCTTGATCCTGCTAAAGAGTATAGTGCTGAAGATATGAGTAAATTTTTAGATGAAGGGTATAATAAAATTATAGGTAATAAATACACTGAACCAGGGCAAAAAGAGCATCTAATAGAATTTTATAAGCAATTAGGATATCCTACCCCTAGTTCTCAATTTATGCAAAACAATCCAAGTCAAGAACAAATAGACTCTGCAAAGAAAAAAGCTGCAGAAAATTTTAGATTAACAAATGAAAAATTTGCAATGAATGATGCTGAAGATAAAATATTTAGAGGAAGAAAAGGTGGCTTCCCATGTTACACTTGCAAAAGCTTAAAATCAGAAGTAACTAAAAAGTTTAACGGAAAGAAAAAATAGCAAGTGTTATATATTAATCAAAACTATAAAAAATAAATTTATAGTTTTACGTATAAAGTAAACCAATACCTTTGTATATATGGCAAAACAAGACACAAAACTAAATTTCTCAGACATCACATTCGACGACGTAATGGGTGATGGAATTGAGGCCTCTACAGATAAAGATCTTAGAGATGAAAACATTGACAATCAAGATGATCTAGAAGATCAAGAGGAGGAGGAAGAAGAAGATGTTCATGAAGATGAACCAGAAAACTCTTACGATGACGACTCTTATGATGATGACAATGAAGAAGATGAAGACGATGATGAAGAATCCAGTGCTTCCAGTACAATTGCAGATTCAATAGCTAAAGCTTTGGGCTTTGAGTTAGAAAATGATTATGCAGATACAGAAGAAGGATTAATCGAATTCACTAAAGACATTGCTCAGAACATTGCAGAAGAGCAGATTCAAGAATTATTCTCTCAATTCCCAACTGTACAAAAACACTTAGATTTTGTACTAGCTGGTGGAGACCCAGAAAGATTCTTCGAAGCTTATAACCCTTCTCTAGATTACAGCAACATTGAAATCGACAAGAATGACACTAGAACTCAAAAAGGATTTGTAGCAGAATTCTTTAAAACTAAAGGTCATGATGAAGAATTCATTAAAGAGATGCTAGATGAATTTGAAGACTCTGGGAAGCTTTTTGATAAAGCTATGCATGCTAAAAAACAATTAGCAACATTGCAAGCAAAAGAAAGAGAGCAACTTGTACAGTATCAAAGACAACAGCAAGCTGCTGAGTACCAAAGACAACAAGAATTTTGGGAAGAGATAGCTGGAAAAATTGATAGTGGAAATGAGTTTGCAGGAATTCGTATCCCGGATCGTGAGAAAGCTAAGTTTTTCGATTATATATCTGCTCCTGTAGATAAAAGTGGAAGAACTAGAAGAGACGTTGACTATGCTCAATCTAATGTTGAGGTAAAGCTAGCTCTAGATTATTTGATGTATAAAGGATTAAAGATTGAAGATATTATTAACACAAAAGCTAAAACACAAAGTGTTAAAAGTCTAAGAGATAAAATCCAAAATCATCAAGAGAAAATTAAGAATTACGGTAAAGCCGATAAAAAAATAAAAACATTTGATCCAGACCAACTGGACATGAAGAAGCTGTTTGAATAAAACGCAATTTAACTTTTAAAAAATAAAGAATCATGGCACTAATGCAAGTACTTAAAACGTACTATAACGATGCACAAATGACCGACACAAACTCGTTGGTTAATGCTCTTATGGAACGTCCTGAGGAGTTATCTCCTATTATCACTCACTTGGCTGGTCGTGAAGAGAAGAAGTTCCCACTATCTTTCTTAACAGAAGGTGTTGGTAACACTAAATCTATCGACCGCTACGAATATGAATATCGTGTTAAAACTCACGAAATCAATGTTCGTCCTGTTATCGCAAGTTCTGGTGTAGGAACTGGTGGAGCACCTTTCACTCTTACCTTCCCAGACAAATGGTTTATTTTCCCTTACACTTTGGTTTCTCAGTCTGGTGTTTTAGCTCGTATTATGAATGAGCCAATTGCTGACGGAGCTGGTTGGAAATATACCTTAAAATTAGTTTCTCCAGATGTATCTGCAGTTCCTGCTGCTGATGTAGCTGATGGAGCTTTGTGGGGTCAGTTGTTTGCTAACGTGGGAATAGATTTCTCTCGTGGTAATGCTTCTAACTGGACTGCACCTGGTCTAGTTCGTTCTAAAATCGGAACTATCCGTAAATCTTATCACTTTGCTGGTAATGCTAAAGATTATGTTGCTCAATTCGAGCTTCCATTAAAAGAAGGTAGCAAAACTAAATTGTGGATGGATTACGAAGAGTACCGTCACATGTTGAAGTTCAAAGAAGAATGTGAAATGTACTACTGGTACGGTCAAAAAACTCACGATGCAAATGGTACTTCTACCATGCTTGATGAGAATGGTCAGCCAGTTATTTCAGGTCCTGGACTTCTTGAGCAAATCATCAATAAAGATACTTACTCAACTCTTACTCAAGCTAAGATTGAAGAAACTATCGGTGACTTGTTCTATGGTATGACTGACGCTACTGACAAGCAAGTTACTTTGTACACTGGTGTAGGTGGAGCTCGTGAATTTGACCGTGCTCTTAAATCTTACTATACTACAAACACTTACTTACAAACTACTCAGCCTACCTTCATCACAGGTTCTGGTCGTAACTTAGGTATCACTGGTTACTTCACTACTTATGAGCACGTTGATGGACATAGAGTTAACGTAGTTAAATCTCCTTTATTTGATCATGGTCCTGTTGCTCAAGCTTCTAAGAAACACCCAGTTTCTGGATTGCCACTTGAGTCTTACCGTATGGTGTTTGTTGACCAATCTACTTATGATGGTGAAAACAACCTTCAAATGATCAACAAGAAAGGCCGTGAAATGCTTCGTTGGTGTGTTGCTGGTTCAGTAGTTCCAAAAGGATTTACTGGAAACGACACTCGTGCAAGTGATATTGACGGTGCATCTGTTCACATGTTAAAGACTGCTGGTATCTTACTTCGTCGTTTCGATACTAGTTTGGATTTACAATGTGTTGCATCGTAATTGTGTTTTTGGTTTGCATATAAAAAGGGGGCAGGAAAGCCTGCCTCCCTTTTTTAAACTATAAAAAACTTAGGTTATTCTTCCTAAGGATAAGAAAAAGAACAATAAAATGAAAGTAATTATTAGAAGAAAAGAGGTGTTGAATCACCTTCCCAAGGAAATCCGTGCAGGAGCCAAGGTAAAAATCGGTTCACTATTTGTGAATCGTCTTCCACTCAAAGGATTGGATGGAGAAGAGGAAAACAAAGTACTCTCTAAAGTAATTGACGTACCACCTGGACATGAAAAGTGGCCAGAGAAAACCAAAGACTTCTGGGCAAGTTTAAGTTTAAAAGTTCCTTTCGAAGGAGTAGAACTTGATCTTAGCAAAGATGATAATGGGATGCCGTATAATGTAATGGATTATATCTATTACAGCTGGTGTAAAAAGCATAGACAAGTTGCTATGTCAGAAGAGGAGATGAAAAGTGATGGATCTAAAAGATTCTACATTTACGATCCTCAAAAAGACTTGATTAAGAAGAACACTAGAGTTCAAGTTAAGAAAGAAGCTGACAAAGAATTTATTAAGCTTGGAGACAATAAGGATAAGATGAAGATGCTTGTAAGAGTATTGATGAATGCAGATCCAGAACGTCTTTCAGACTTAGAACTTGAAAACAGCTTATACGACTATAAAGAAGATAATGCAGAAAGATTCTTGAAATACTGTAAAGATGACAATTTAGAAATCAGAGCAGAAATTGAAGAAATGGTTGAGAAAGGAGTAATTCGTAAGATTGGTAATCAACATATCCATGAAGATGATACAATCGGAGAAGATATTAAAGACACAATCGTTTACTTCAAGAACAAGAAAAATTCTGGTGCTGTTAATGTAATGAGAGCTAAACTTAAAGACTTACAATACTAAACTAACTGTTAATGACTGTTAACGAAATGCATATAGCTGTCAACCTGGGGGTGCAAAAAATTGCATCCTTTCAGGTTGATAACCTTTTACCTCAAGAGATAGATCATGAGCTAAACTTAGCTATGACTAGATTTGTTAAACAGAGGTATAGTGCTATGTCTAATAGATATGGTAGAGGTTTCGAACAGTCACAGAAACGTATTGATGATTTAAGAACTCTTGTGGTAGAGCATACAGGAATTACAAGCTATCAAGGTGTAGTATTTAACTCAAACTACTCAGATATCTACATAGATAGATATACCTTCCCACTAGATTATCTATTCTTAGTATCTGTAAGAGCTAAAGTAGAATATGAATGTAACACTAATATTCAGTCTTTAATTGACACTACTGAGACAACAACAGATGTAGTTAAAGTAAATTTAACTCCTCCTCAGTCTGGATATTATATTACAGATATATATGGATATGATACTTCAGGAAACTTAGTACAATTAACTAACTCTAGTTCTAATGAAATAACTCATGATATACTTGTAAATAGTGAAAACTATTTTCACGGTATAATTCCTATGACAAACTTCCCTTATGAAGAATCTCTTGGAACAAGTGTTCATATAAGTCCTATTGCTGATAGTAATAGTATATTCTTAATGAATCCAGCAGGATGGAGTAGTGCAAGTTTTAGTTCAAGTGGAGGGCAATTTGTAGAAGTAAGATGGACAAATGGAGATGGGGCTTATTTAACAACTTACTCTGACACCAGAGAAACATATATTTTAACAAATAGAACATATGCAGGTGGAAGTACTAGAATAAGTTTAGTTAAATTTGCACAGCATGATGACATATTATATATGTTAGATGACCCATTTAATAGAGTAGATTATAAGACACCTTTGTACACAATAGAAGAAAATTATATTGACGTGCATACAGATAACGAATTTGTGGTCCCCGAAGTTACTATTAAGTATATTCGTAGACCTGATGACATCTCAATAATTAATGGTATTGGGTGTGAACTTCCAGAACACACTCATACAGAAATTGTAGAGATGACTATAAAAAGCATACTTGAGGGAATACAAGACCCTAGGTATCAAACTCAAACAATGGAAACATTCGAGAGTGAATAATTAAATAAATGTTTAACTGCCTAAAACTTAAATTAAAATGGCACCTCAAAACCTAAACCAAGTATTTGTAGCTAACAATGCTACATTACTAGACGATGCTCAAGCATTTAACACAACTGCTGCCGCATCTGCATCTAAAATTGGAGTATGGAATCTAGATGCAGCTACTCCTGCATTTATCGATATTGCATCTCCAGTTGATATCGCAAGCTTAAAAAGAATTCAGCTTGTACAGGCTATGCCTTCTGGTAATCCTATTGCATCTCCTATCATTGATGTAAAAGATATCAAAAGAATTAAGTATACTCAGTATGTTGCTTCACAACGTCATACTGTGGCTGCTACTTTTTCAGCTGCTGTACCAACTGGTAATTCTTACTTAGTAAAAATTGCACTTCGTACTGCACCTACTGCTTATGCTAACTACACCAATAATGCAGCAGTAGATTTATCTGGAGCTGGTTATGAGTTCCCAATCTTAGGAAATTTCTCAGCTGGTCGTAATATCCTACAAGTTGTAGAAATTGCTGCTGGTACATCTGCTGCTAACTGTGGTATTGCTGTAACTAGTGCTATTACAAATAGCACTGCTCTAAGCAAGCTATTCACAGTATCTGATAACGGAGCTGGAGTTGTTACTATAGTAGCTCGTCATGCTGGAGTTGTATTTGATGTAGTTGCTTTCAACTCTTCTACTGATGCTAGTGTGATTACTACTTCTACTACCGGATTTGACGCAGGTTGCGGTAACTACTGGCAAGCTTTGTCTGATGAGAAATCTCAACGTTCTCGTTATGGCAACTTCAACCGTATGTATTTCCCATTTGCATTCCCTGAGTTTGCAGTTAGTGGAACAGCTTACGATGTTGTTGAGATTCAGTATGCTCACTCTCACGCTGCTGATACTGGTATTGCTCGTGCTGCAGAATTAAATACTGTTAAAATCTACTTTGTAGATACTGCTGCTGGTAGCACAGTTGCTGATACAGTATTCCTTGGAGCAGATGCAGCTAACTGGGGAAGTACTAACACTGAAAGATTGTTCTAATCTTAAATTAATTTTAAAAGTAGGGGAGTCAAATCCCCTACTTTTTAATATCTTTACAATCAATTAAGTAGACATGCCAGTATCAATAGGAACAATAACAATCTCACCAGATTGTAAATCTATATCAACAACATTTTCAGGATTAACTGGAAATATTGATGCAACTTATTACAACAATATGACAGAGACAGAAGTAACTGCTACTGTCACAAATGTAGGAGGAAGTGGGACATGGACCTTATCTTCTACTACAGCTGGGGAAACATTTAATGGTGTTATCACTATATCATATCCAGACGGGGATATAGAGAAATATGCTGTTGGAACTTGTGAATTAGATTGTTGTATTGCTGGACTAGTCACTTCTGCTATTAACTGTACTTGTGAATGTGATAAATGTGATGAGGATTTACGTACAGCTGAGAAGGTTAGATTACTTTCTCAATCTGCTATCTACAGTGCTGTTGAACTCAACCTCACTGATGCTATAAATAAGTATAACAAAGCTAAAGAATTTTGCACAGCTTCATGTGCATGTGGATGCTAAATGGGTTACGTTCCAAGTACAATAAATGGTCAAGACTTTGCAGAACTGGTATCAGATCTACAAGCTTGTATGGCATCTAAGGGCACTTCCTACTATAATAAAATATCAGGAGGTGTTAAATGCTCTAATCTAGAGCTATCTAAATTAGATTTAATAATCTATTTACTAAATAAATACGATAACAGTAGTTCATTAGATTGTATATTCTCAGGTCAGACTATGCCTGGAGTAATATATAGCTCTACTCCTACTGCAACAGATACTACGACTTACTTAAATGTCTTTGTAGATCATGCCTTAAGATTCTGCAAAGATTGCATTGTATCAGATCCTCCTGCAGCTGTTGTTCCTCCAGCAGCTACATATTACTTATATGCAGAGAATGGTACAACAGAAATTACTCTAGAATCAGGGGGACACATAAACTTACAATAAATGGCAACTATTACTTCACTATCAACTTTAGCAAAAACAAGTGTATCAGCAAATGACTATTTGTTAATTGCAAACTCATCTGTACCTACAAACTATAAGTTTTTAGCATCAGACTTTTTTCCGTCTATGTCTACTCTAGGTACTAGTAGTGAGGCTTTATTTGTAAGTGTGACTAATAAAAATACCTTAAACTTTAAAGGTATTAAATCTTTAAATTCACTCTTAACAGTTGCTACTGCAAGTAATAACATTACACTGCAGGTTAATGAATCTTTGATAAACTTAGCAAACTGTGATAATGCAACAGCAGGTTTCTTGTCTACAGTAGACTTAACTACAGATGTTACAGGAACTCTACCAGTTGCTAACGGTGGTACAGGAGCTACAACTTTAACTTCTAATAGTGTTGTATTAGGGAATGGAACATCGGCTTTAACAGCTTTAGGTGTTGCATCTGATGGACAATTAATAATTGGAAGAACTGGTCTTAGTCCAGTATTAGCTACTTTAACTGCAGGTACTAACGTAACTGTTACAAACGGTGCAGGATCTATTTCAATAGCTGCAAACCTATCAACATTAGCTGCAAACTTAAATGCCGCTACTTACAATATATATGGATTTACATGGGTAAGTGGTGACGGTGCTAATGAAGGTATGGCAATTAATTCTGCAGGTAAAGTATTCGTAGGTAGCACTACACCAACAGCATTCTATACCTATGACTTTAACGTAAACCAAAGTATAGCTCTTAACGGTGCATTGGCACAGAGAATTGAGTTAACTTCAACATCAACACCAGGTTCTTTAGCTATAGCAGCATCAACTGCTTCTGTATCTAACGTAAATGGTGGTGCAACAGTCCTTGCAGGGGGTGGAGCATCAGGTACTGGTAATGGTGGTACTGTTTCTATTGAAGCAGGGGTAAGTTCTGGATCAGGTAACGGAGGTAATGTTACTTTACAACCAGGAAGCAGTTCATCTGGTACTGGTGGAAAGACTAATGTAAATGCTACAGGAACTGCAGGACCATTAGTTAACTTTGTAGGTACGTCAGGAGCTGCATCAGCTAACTCTGTATCTAGTTCAACTGCATCAGCTGCAGCTAAAACTGGAGCAATTAGAATTCAGATTAATGGAGTAGATGCTTGGATTAGAGTGTATGCTTCAGGAGAGTAAAACCAAAAAACAAATATATATGTTAAACCAAACAGAAAAGTACGGAGTAAATGTAACTGCAACTAACAGAGAGTTCTTAGGGATGTTCAAAGTATTTGCAGAAACAAAAGATGCTAAAAACGTTAAGTTTGCAGTAATCAATGTAGTAAACAGTAAAGTATTACAAGATCATTTAGCTAGTTTAGAGCAAATGGCTACTCCAACACAAGAATTTGTAGAGCTATCAATAAAAGCAAAAGGACTTATTGAGGCAGAAAACGAAGAAGGCTTAAAGCAATTAGAACAGGAAAACCTAGAATTAGTAGAAGCTAGAAAAAAGCAACTACAAGACGTTCAAGAAAAATTAAATGAAGAAGCTACTTTGGAACTTAAACTTCTAAATGAAAAAATTCTACCAGAAGATTTAAGTGCAGAACAGCTTGAACTTATATCAAAACTAATAAATTCATAAAACAATGGGATACCAGACTAATGAAGAGATTATTTTAAGTAACATAAATGCCAGTATAGACCTTAGTAATCAAAAAGCTTTTAAAACATATTGGCTAACTAGTGATGGAGATATTCTTGCCAGTTACTCACCTTTAGAAGGCCGCTTATCTATACCATCAGCCTTAGATACTTATGGAATTTCTGCTGCATATGATACTATGATACTTGTTCAAAAAAGAACAGCTACTGCTGGAGCAACAGTTAGTAGAAATAGTGCAGATCAGATAAATAATATAGGGGTAGCTTTTGCAGATGTAATAACAGCAATAGATGCTGCATACTCAACAACTATTGCAAGTTGGGCTCTTGAAATTGTAGATTTAAAAATAGACATGAGTACAATGTTCAATAGTTCTGGAGTTGCAGTAAGTGATATTACTATTGCTACAGCAACTGTAAATGTTTGGATAGCAGAATAATGAAACTAAAAAAACTTATATCGATATTAGAGCAGAAGCCTGGATACTTAAAATCCGGGCCTGCTTCTTTATCTAAAAGGTTTAACGTATCATTAGAAACAGCTATAGCAGCAATCAGAGCAGTTAAAATAACTCTTAATAAAGTTGATTTAACTAGAGCTCAAAGTCTAATTAAATTAGAACTCTCTAATGAAAACTCTAATACAATAACAGAGTTTGAAAACTATATCAAAAGTAATGGTATAGATCCAGCTAATATCAATTCTGTTAAGTACTGGCAGAATATGAAGGGGGAGCAAAGGTTCTCTGTAGTAACTAAAAGTGAAAGAAATGCAGATGATATAAAGAAAGAGATTGAAGAGTTTGCATCAACTTATAGTCCAACTACATACTTAGGGATACATAGTTATCACAACAGTACTAAATCAAAATGGGGACATGTTGCTTATGAAATATCACTTCCTGATATCCATTACGGGAAGTTGACAGAACTAAATGTAGAAGCAATGGAGACCCAATTCTTGGATACTATTCAAGATTTAATGGATAAAGCTCAGGGATTAAACATACAGAAGATTGTATTACCAATTGGTAATGACGGTATGAACTCTGAAGGAATGAGAATGGCAACTACTAAAGGAACTCCACAACAAGATGTATTACATTGGAGATCAACCTTTAGAGGTTACTGGCAGCTAATTGTTAAAGCTGTAGATTATTTAAAGCAGTATGCACCTGTACAAATCATTGTTGTACCAGGGAATCATGATTTCGAGAGAATGTTCTATGCAGGAGATGTTCTTGCAGGATGGTATAGAAATGATGATAACGTCACTGTAGATAACACTCCTGCCTCACGTAAGTATTTTGAGTATGGTAAAAATATGATTTTATATACTCATGGAGATAAAGAAAAGTTTGCAGACCTACCACTAATAATGGCTACAGAACAGCCTGAAATGTTTGCTAGATGTTCTTATAGAGAAGCTCATGTTGGGCATTTCCATAAAGAACAAGTAAATGAATTTAGGGGAGTAAAAGTGAGAGTAGTACCATCAATATGTGCATCAGATGATTGGCATAAAATGATGGGATACGAATCTCTAAGATCAGCACAAGGATTTATTTATAACTACGACGAAGGATTAGATGGATATTTACAAAGTAACGTTAAATAAAGATGACTTTAGACGAAATTGCATACAACCTGCTTAACTCTTTTAGAGGTGGTAGAAGTTCTCAAGATGAGAATATATCTATCGACCAAATAAAATTTAATATTAAGCACTATCGTGCTGTATTCATACGTCGTGACTATGCACGTAATGGATTGGTTACTAGACACTTAGAACAAGATTTAAGATGTGTAGAACTTGAGCAAGTTGATTTATCAAAATGTTGTAACATAAATATAGAATGTCCTGCATATCGTAGTGTAAATAAAATTCCAAGAACTGTAAGATTTAACTTTGAAGAAGCTATTACATATGTAGGGGATGTAACAGGTATTGGAAGATATCAGATGATTAAGCCTTATGAAGTAGCTTATATCGGATATGACAAGCACACTAAAAATAATCCTAAAGCTTATATGATTGAGGATTATCTTTATATCTTAAACCCTAAAGGAGCTAAGTATGTTAATCTCAGAGGTATTTTTGAAAATCCTGAGGACGTTTCTAATTTTACTGATTGTAACGGTAATGCTTGTTATACAGACAATACCGACTTTCCTATGCCTATGGATATGGTTCAAGCTATTACACAAGGTATGATGGCTGGAGAATTAAGACTATTAGCTGGAACATTCTCAGATACATCTGCAGATAGATCTCAAGATTTAGGGGGAGCAGTACCACAAATTCAACAACAACAGCAGAATCAAGGAGAATAATTTAGTACATTTGTAACATGGCAGCTTGGCAAAATAAAGCAGGTAAAAATCCCAAAGGAGGATTAAACGAAAAAGGTAGAAAATCTTACGAAAGAGAGAACCCTGGCTCTAACCTAAAAGCCCCTCAACCTAAAGGTGGTAAAAGGAGAAACTCATTCTGCTCTAGAATGTGTGGAATGAAACGTCGTCTTACTTCTGCAAAGACTGCTAATGATCCTCAATCAAGAATTAATAAATCACTAAGAATCTGGAACTGTGGCAGTTGTAGCAACTGGTCTTAACTTTTAATCAAATGACAAACTTTAATTTAGATACACACAAATTGACTGAATACGGAGAATGGATAGGACTTAATGTAATCTGGGGAACTTTCTCCTGGGCTATGTTAACCAATAGTATCAGTTGGATTATAGGAATAGTAGGTGGAGGAACCCTTATATGGTTCAATATAGAAAGAGCTTTAAAAGCTAGAAAAGAACGTCAAATGCTTAATACTTTGAAAGATGAAGAAAATGATTAAAAGAAAAGATGGGTCATACTCTCAAAGAGGACTTTGGGATAATATTCGTGCCAATAAAGGGTCTGGTAAAAAACCTACTAAAGATATGCTTAAGCAAGAATCTAAAATTAAAAAAGAAGAAAACATGAACTCAATGTATAAAAAAGGAGGCAAGAAGACCTCTAAGAAAAAAGTGATGAAAGAAGCCAAAATGGAAGGTGAATCTTTTATCCAAGAAAACAAAGAACTATCTTTCGGAGCACCACAAATGAGAAAAGGTGGGATGAAAAAGTATGAAAATGGTGGCCCAATAGTAACTAAAGGTTTATTCAGAGATTCTGTAAGCACAAAAGTTGGAGATGATTCTAACTATTCTTATAATACTACGGTTACAGATAAAAAAGGTAGAACTAGAAAAGTAATTGAAGGTAACTACATGTCTGATAGTACAGGTGATTTAGATTCTGGAACTGTTTCAAAATACAACAGAAGAGGAGAACTAAAAAGTAGTAAGCCTTATGGAGAAATGTACAGCAATGAAAGAAGTGGTCCAGTAGAAAAGAAAGGAACTACTCAATCTTCTATGAAGAAAAAGAAGGGTGGATTCGATCTTAACAATGATGGAAAAACTACTTTCAAAGATGTTCTTATCGGTCGTGGTGTAATAGATAAAAAGAAGAAAGGAGGTTTAAAGAAATATGAAGACGGTGGAAGTACTACCCGTAAGAATATTTTAGGTCAAACTATTAAAGAAACTTATAGTGAATCAGGTGCTCCGTCTTTTGATGAAAACCGTAGATTAGGCAGTTCTAAGTATACTAAAGAAGTATATAGAAGAGATGGATCACTTGCTAAAGTTAGAGAAAGTGATAGTGCCAACAAACTATTTGGATTTGATAATGTTAACAAAGTGACTAAGTATGATAGAGAAGGTAATGTTAAAAGTTTTAAAGGAAGTTCTAGTAAAGATGTACCTTATAAAAAAGGTGGAGCCAAATCAATGGAGCCAGGTGGTGGTGGAAGATTTGCTAAGATGGTTTCAGGATTGAAGAAAGAAGGAAAGTCTGAAGATTCTGCTAAAGCTATTGCTGCTAGTGTAGGTCGTAAGAAATACGGTAAATCACGTTTTCAAGAAATGGCTGCTGCAGGTAAGAAAAGGATGGGTGGTAAAAAGTGTTGATTAGAATGCAAACCAAATCACACACGTTAAGAACTATACATAAAGATTATAATGAGAAAGCAGAGGAACAAATAAGTTTCAAAACTTTCTACGACATTTGTTCCGAGTTTAACCTTGGCATTATTGATACTATACTTGACGGTTATGAGTTCAATATGCAAAATAACCTCGGAACTTTGTCAATTAGAAAAGTGGATCGAGACCCAAGAAACAAATCAGTAGATTGGGCTGAGACCAACCGATATAAAAAGGAGCTAATTGACAAAGGTGTTAAGCTTTATGACTCTTTAACAGGAGAAGGAGAGAAGTGGCAGATTTACTATACTGACAAGTATTACTGTAAATACCACTGGGCAAAGTATAAATGCTTGCTTAAAAACAAGTCAGCATATAGATTTGATCCAACTCGTGGACTTAAAGGGAATAAAGAAAAATTAACAGCATTGTTGAAATCTGATGATATAGCTTATTTAAAATTTAAGAAAAGAACACCTAAGTATAGATCATGATACAGAAAACAATATCTAGTAAAGCAATCGTAAGAAAGGTTATGAGGGACTTAAAACCTCCTGGAGATAACTGGCTTGATGATTCAATTGAGTGGATTGGAGAAGCTTTAGAACATATCGGGGCAGCCCCACAATTGCTTACAAAAGGATGTGTTTTAACAATAGCTAACTTTAAGGCATTAATGCCTACTGACTTATATTACATAAATCAGATAGCTATTAATAATGCTGTAACTCCTGAGATATCCACAGAATTCACAGCTATATCTGAAAAGATAGATGAGCTAAATGCACTTATTGTAGCTAATCCAAATGATGCAATAGGATATAATTATGAGTTAAGACAGCTAAATGCAAGAATGGCTGTTCTTGAAAATCTATACTTAAACTCTAGCCAACCACTAACTCCATTACAATATGGTACAAGTACATTCCCTGCACATATCCACTGTGAAGAATGTGTAAATCAATTTGCTAAGGCTAAAGAAACTTACACTGTAGATGGGGATTATATCAAAACATCATTTCAAGATGGGCAGATTTGTTTGAGCTATACAGCATTTCCAGTAGATGAAGATTGTTATCCAATGGTTCCAGACGATATTAGCTATAAAGAAGCTATGTTCTGGTATATATACAAACAAATGCTATTAGGGGGATATACCCCATCTATGAATGGAATTGATTACAATTTTGCAGATGCTAAATGGAAATTCTATTGCACTCAAGCTCGTAATCAAGCTAACTTCCCAAGTATTGATAAGTATGAATCGTTTATGAATCAATGGGTTAGACTTATCCCTAACTTAAATAGACATGCAAACTTCTTTGAAAACTTAGGGACAAGAGAAGAATTAAACAGAGGATCATACGGTAGAGGATACTATTAATAATTATTAGATGGCTTCAGAATTAAAGTTTTTAAAAGGAATGAATAAAGATACTGGTCTTTACGATCAGATCGATGGTACATATAGAGATGCCTTAAATGCTGTAGTTGATATTAATAAAGGGGCCATCTCTAATGAGTATGGGAATAAACTAGTAAAAGATCTTGGGTATTCTCCATGTGGACAAATTGCTCTACCAAATGATAACTTTATAATATTTGGTACAAAAAACGTAGCTGCTGAGTCAGCTATACTATTAGTAAATATTGTAAATAACACGTCTACAACTCTTTTAAAAACATACAGCACTAACCCTTTTAATAGAGGTCACCTAAACTTTACTGTAGACTCCCCAATAACAGGAGAGTACAGAGTCTCACCTACAGGAGAAATAATTATATACTTTACAGATAATAAGTATAAATTTACTGTAGAACCTATAACTAAAATAGAGTATGTAAGTTCTTACAATCCTCCTAGAGTATTTAATGTTACTCGTCAACAAAATTATTTAGCAAGTTCCCCATCAGATAACCAAAGACTTTATGTACACAACAACTTTGGTCATAACATAAATACTTTAAATCTATTTATGGATGCAGGTCAAATACCAGAGTTTGATGCTGTAAAAATTCTTCAAGGTGGAGGTGTAGTAAGTGGTGCATATTATCTAGCAATAGCATATGCAGACAAAGATTTTACAGAGACAAATGTATTAGGGATGTCAAATCCTGTGTACATTACCCCGTCTCCAGATAAGTATATTCCATTTGAAATGGTTAACGGTGCTCCAAAAGGAACACAAACAAACAAGTCTATTAAATGGGATATAAAATCTATAAACACAGATTATAAATATTTAGTTCCATTCATACTTCAAAGAGTAGGAGATACAGACTATGTATATAAATTAGAATATACAGAGATACTTGGTACTACATCTTCTATAACTTACAGTGGATTAGAAGGTGTAGAAAAAACTACAGTAGAAGATGCTGTAGTAGATAAAGTTAAATACTTAAGTGCAAAAAGTATTGCACAGCTAGATAATAAACTTTATGCAGCAAATTTAACTGCTAGAAAAGATTTAGGGTATCAAAGATTTGCTAATGGTCTAGAAGTAGAAGCAGTAGTAAAAAGTGTAACTAAATTTGATTCTCGTATCTACGATATATACAATGTAAATGAAGGATACTCTGCTATTACTTTAGCTTATACAACTACTTCAAATACACCAGTAGACTTACAACATATAAAAAATGTTGTATTTCCAGTTCAGAATACAGCTGATAGAGGGTATAGAGATGCTACTAGATTATTTAAAGATAAAACATATAGAAGAGGAGAAGTATATGCTTTCTACATATCATTTGTATTAAAAGATGGGTCAGAGTCATATGCATATCACATTCCTGGAAGACGTATTAGTGCTGCTTATGAAAATCAAATAATGCAGCCAAACGTTCCAGCAGGGACTAACTTTCAACCTCAAGAATTATTGTCGTCTGACCCTAACTCTAAAACCTATCAGTATTTAGATACAAGTATTACAACAGGTTTAACTACAGGGTATTGGGAAAATCAGAATGAAACCTATCCAAATACTCCTGACTTTGCTATATGGTCGACAGATCCACTAGGAACACCTATAGCCAATGGAACATTAGTTGGGCAAAATGTTAGGCATCATAAAATGCCTTCTAATCATAATTCTACTTTTTCTACTTTAGTTTTAAATACAGATTTTTCTACTCCCGATTTAACAACAGGAAATGCTGATCCTGTTAAGATAGAAGAGACTGTAAGAATTTTAGGATTTAGATTAAAAAATATCCGTATCCCTAAATTTATTTTAGAGCAAATACAGGGATATAAAGTTTACTATGCTAAAAGAAATCAAGGAAATAAAACCATCATAGGCCAAAGTGGGTTACACCCTGGAACTTGGGTTCCTTCAGGAAATCTAAGTGCTTCAAGAAGTTCTGCTACAGATGGTCCATTCTATCATTTATGGTATATGATAGGTATGCCAAACTATGGAGGATTCTACTATGAAAATACAGAATGGAGTGGATCAAATGATAATTTAATTCTTCAAAGTGTATTTAAGTTTCATGACTTTACACTTTTAAGAAAGCAACATACATTAGCAACAGCTACTCATATTGATCTTCAGTATGTTGCAACTATGCAGCAATGGAGAGGCAGATACAAAAACATACGTACTAATAACGTACCATCACAAGGAGACGTGTACGAATCATTTAGACACGGGGATGATGAATATGCATGGATACATCCTGACTTAGGTAATACTGTAAATCTAGACTACCCCTCTGGTGACCAGGATGTTTGGGGACCTAAGAATGCTTATGGATTTTTAATGGTTGCAGCTAAATATAGTCAGATAGGTACTCCAGGTGTAGATTCTGGCACATCTGTTCAAGTCAATGCTGGTGGATTGTCTACAAATATAATAACAGCTTACGGAAATCAAAATATTCTATCTAATCTTCAAACTATATTTTCATTAGATCCAGATAGTGCAACATATCTAAGTGGATTATCTTTTCTAAAAAATGTATCTGCAACTGGATTTAAAGGTGCCACATACATTATAAATAATAGTGGAGAAAGCTCTATACTTTTAGGACTTAAATCTGGAATACCTCCATTATTTGGATATAATAGCACATACAATTCTACAACAGGATTGCCTACATGGGCTAGTACAGATTATCAAGTATTACGTAAAATAATTGGAAGTAATGGTCGTCCAAATATTTATATTGCAAATCTATGTGCTTCTAAAACAGATGTATTTGAACCATTTGATGAACAAAAATTAGTATGGACTGGACACTATAAATCTCTCTTGACTGTAAGCACTGTTACAGGTATAGATAGTGCAAATACTAAATTAAATTATTATACAGGTGCAGTCTCAGATAACATATTTGGGGGTGATACTTATATATGTAAATACTCTTATAGAACTACATCTCAAAGATTTGCATATAGAGATTATATAGGAGGTGGACAAGCCCCACTTGGAATAGATTCATCTACTCAGTTTAATCCTGGATTAAATGGTTCTCCTAATATATATACACTATCTTCGTTAGCTAGTTTAGATTCTGCTAGCAACTTTAATGGTGGATATGCAGAATCTTATGATCCTTATACAACTTTATATCAAATAATTGTAGAGTCTGATGACAATATAAACTTAAGACATACAGGAGATACAGAAAAAGGTATAGCTACTGTGAATAGTGTTTACTTCGATAAATATACAGCTGCTGATGTATTATGGAAATCTCCATTACACGACTTAACAAAAGCTGATAACTTGCTTTATGAAGATCACTATTCAGCTTTACAAGATATTAGAGTAAGTATACCGTATCCTAAAAAAGAGAAATCTACAAATCTATACCCAAATAGAGTTATTAGATCGGTCGTACAAGATGGAAACTTTAGTGACTCATATAGATATTTTCTACCAATAGACTTTAAAGATTTTGGTCAGAATAGGGGAGCAATAACAAATATATTTAACTTAAACTCTCTTATATACATACATACTGAAAAGAGTTTATTTAGAACTAAAGGTAAGCAGAACTTAGAACTTGGAGATGCTAGTGAAGCATTCATTGGTTCTGGAGACTTATTTGCTCAAGAGCCAGATGAATTCTTGCAGTCTTCTGAAGGACATCTTGGATTGACAAATAAGATGGGGGCAGTTGTTACTAAAGATGGATATATCTTTGTTTCTAGAAACTCTAGAAAAATGTTCTTAGTAACAGATAAATTACAAGAGCTATCAGACTTAGGGTTAACTACTTGGTCTAGAGAGAATATACCATTTGCATTAGAAAACTACGGTGTATCTATTGAGAATATGGGAGTTAGTACAGATGCCCCTACAGATAGATTTGGATTCTTAGTTACATTTGATCCTTTATTTAAGAGAGTAATATTCACAAAAAGAGAACTAGTTCCAACACAGTTATTTATAACCTTATTTGACTCAGGTCAAATAACTATTATAAACGGGGTTTTATTCTATAAGGGTAAAGCTATGAATCTTGCAGATGATAATTACTTTGATAGATCTGGTTGGACTTTATCAATGTCTTTAGAGACAGGTACATGGGCTAGTAGACACTCTTATATACCACCTTTATATGCCTTCAATACAAAATACTTATACAGCTTTACCCCAAATTTGTCTACGGTACTTTCGTCGAGCTTTTATGTTCACAACGATTACAATAACCCTGGCAATTTTTACGGCTCTATTTATAATTTTGAGGTTGACTTTATATCTACTGGAGACTCTACTACAACGGCTACAGGGGCAGTAACATCTACTAAGCAAAATAATAAACTGTATACAGCTGTATCATATGTAGCAGAAACATACAAAGTAAATAGTAATAATATTACTGAAATAAAGCACATACTAAACCCTGGATTCAGCAAATTTTACATATACAATACTACTCAAATATCTGATTATAAAGATATTAAGTATCTAAACAACATACGAAAGGTAGATCAAAACTGGGTATTTAACGATTTTAGAGATATCTCTAAAATAGATTTTACAACTAATCTTGTAAATGGGCAAACAACTCCTATGGATGATCTATACTCTGGCACTTATTCCCCAACTGAGTCCTATTCTATGTTTACTTCAGAAGGAATTATAAACTTAAATTACATAGACTCTTCTAAACCTTGGTATGAGCAAAGAAAGTTTGTGGATAAATTTCTAGGAGTTAGATTAATTTCTAGCAATCGTGAACAAAATTTAATAAATTTGTATTCGGCTAAGGCTTCTTACCGAATCTCTAACCGCTAACTGCAATTACAATGGCTAAAAAATCACAAAATAAACCTGCTAAAAAAGTTCTTAAGAAGTACAATTTAGCTGGATATAATATGAGTTCCCTTTCACAAGCTCCACAAGCTTCTTACTATTTAGGGAAATCTGCTGCACAGTCTTCAGGAGAATCGTTAGATCCTACTATGGCTGCTATAACTCAGCAAAATGCTGAAATGCAAAAACAATCTCAACAACAATCTGAAGAAAATAAAAAGAATTTATTAAATCAAACTCAAGGCTTTGTAGGAGATTTAGCAGGAATCAGTAAAGAATTGATAAAATACAGAGCAGCTTTAAAAGCAGCAGAAGAAGCTAGTAAGGCTGCAGCTGGAGCTAACTTTGGTGGAACTACAGCAGCAATGGCAGATGAAGCCGGCTTTATAGCTAGTGGTGCTGGAGCAGGACAATCTGCAGGAACAGCTGCTGGTATGTCCCCTGGTTTAGCTCAAGGCATAACCTCAGGTATTGGAACAGGATTAAGTTTAGCAGGTACTGGATTGAAAATGTCAGGAGATGATAAAAATGCAGCTACTTATGGAGATAAAGAAAGAAATAGAGATTACTGGGGAACAATAATGCAGAGTGCAGGAACTGGAGTAGGAATGGGAAGTGTATTTGGCCCAGTTGGATCTGTTGTAGGGGGATTAGCAGGGATTGGTTATGGTATACATCAAGCTAATAAAGCTACTGATAGAGAAGGAGAATTAGCTCAAAGTTTAACTAGAAGCAATAGATTAAGTGAAGAAGCTTACAGAGATGCTTTTGTAAACTCTAGATTGATGGACGTCAACCGTGGTGGACAACAGTTTGCTAGATATGGTGGAATGAAGTATGCTATGGGTGGCCCCGGTGATCCAGAAAATCCATATACTGTTACTGGTATTGATCCTAAGGCTGATTATGAAAGAGCTATGAATCAATATAAAATTGATTACATGAAAGCTAGGTATACTGATATAGAAACAGCAAACCCTAGAACTCTACAAGATAGAATACCTTACCCTACGATGCCTATGACACAACGTCAACAACGTAGAGTAGAAGCTGGTAAAAACCCTAGCACATTCTTTAAGTACTACCCTCAAGATCCATCATTTGCTGGAACTCGTGATTTAAATACATGGAGTAACCAAGCTATGGAAAATGCAGGACTATCTGGTTTTGAAACAAGATTTAGAAAAGATGTTCCATCCCCAGAAGAGATGGCAATGGATCAAGAAGTTGGTGGAGGAGGAAAGTTAAGATTCAGTTCTGGAAGTGGAGGAGGAAAAGGATATCAACCACATAAGTTTGATGATAAAAAAATAGGTTTCTTCAAAAACTTATTTATGGATGCACAAGAAAAAGATTGTAGAGGGAAAGGCAGATGTGGATCTAAAGCTACTGGAGGATACAAATATGCTACTGGAGGAGTAAGACGAGTAGAAGGTGGAGTTATAAAACCTATCCCAAACTCAAATGATGTAGAATTTGTAGGAAGATCTCACGAAGAAGGTGGGATAAAACTAGATAAATACACAGAAGTAGAAGGAAAAGAAACTGCTACAGAAATAAACAATAAAGAATACTACTTCTCTGATTTCTTAAAAGAGAATGGAAAGTCTTATGCTCAAATGCATAAAGAAATTGCTTCATCTAATTTACCAGAAACTAAGAAGAAAAGTTTAATTAAAGAACTTGCTAAGAAACAAGAAGCCAGAGCAGGAAGAAATCCAAAGTCTATAAAAGCATCAGGTGGATTTAAATATGCAGCAGGTGGATTAGGATGTCCAGATGGGTATGTTAATGATCCTGTTTATGGATGTATTCCTGAATATTTAGCAGGTGCTGAAGCTGGTCCTACTTATAAAACTGATAGAGAAATAGCAAGACAGAACTTTGCATCAGACCCATATAATTTTGGTGTAAAACCCGATATTGTATATACTAAAAATGGACCAATGGCTATAGGATATAATTATGAAAATACCGACTTAGTTAATCCAGCTATTGTAGATGCAGAAGATCCTAGATATAAAGAGTTTGATCCAATGGATTTGATAGGAGCTGCTAGTATTACTGATAAGGATGTAAAAGAATACTTAAAAGACGATCCAAGTTTTAGATATAACACTAAAACTAAAAAGTATGAAAAAATTTTTGAAGATGGTAAAGTTTCTCCATTAAGTAAACAGGAGCAATCACAATTATTTAATAATGTAAAAGAAGACATTGCAAATGCTTATAACTCTAAAGTTGCTGGTAATTACACAGAGATGCAGAGATTAGCCCCAAAAGAACCAGCATTATTAAAACTTGATTCTAAACCATTAGATTTAAAAATGATGGGGTATCCTTTACAGGGTGCTACGGCAGAAAATGGAAAAGATTGTCCTCCAGGATATTACCCTGACTTAAAAGGAAATTGTATAAAAGCTCCTGAAGGTCTAGAGTTTAAAACAAATGATCGTCCTGGACTTGCTGCAGGATTAGCTCAATTGCTACCTGTAGCTTATGCAGCTGCTAACCCTTATCAAAGAGTTAATACAGCTATTGCTCCAGGAAGTGTAGGTAAAGTTTCATTAGGTAGAGTATCTTCTGATCGTGAAATTGAAGAAGCTCGTAGACAACAGAATACAATTAACAGAGCTATTCAAAACTCTAACTTAGGCCCTGGTAAATTCAGTGTTATGACAAATTTAGCAGCTAAGACAAATGAGCAAATAGGGAAGATTGCAGATGCTACTAATAAAGCTAACATAGAAAGGACAGGAAGAGAAAGTCAAATAAATGCTGAGATAAG